TCATATTGTGTTTTTCGCCCAAGTACCAGGTGCGAAAATCGGCGGCGGCGATAAAGAAGCGATGGAGCGTGTGAACCGTATGCGGAAAGTATTCCCCAAAGAGTTTGGAAATCAAGATATTTGGAGTCCCACGCTTACAGATGGTTTTCAACCGTCGACTTTTGTGTTGTGCTTGCTGGAAGATTTTCTCTCCATGGTGAACAAAACAATCGCTAGCACGCCTAGTGCTTCCGGCGTGTTCGAAGTCAAATGGTTCCTACAAATTGCTCCTTTGTGGGGATTCGCTGGGGTTCGATTTGTGAATTTGGCAATTGAAAACCGAATCGTTATGGGAGATCTAGAAAATCCAGAAAAATCTATCAACTGTACCAAAGCAATCCCCAGTGACGAGTCCGGAGGCGAACTGCGCGCGGAATACTATAACCGAGAAGAAATATTTAAAAAAATCACAAAGAACACTACGTCTATTAGCACTCAATTCGCTCGCCAAGTCCCAACTCCATATTCATTCATATCATCTCTTCCAGACGAGATGTCATCAGAGTTGTTGGATACAGCGTTTAGGCAGTTTGTGGGACGTCCGGACCCAACACTGCCATGGGCGGAAGACATTTCCATCGCCAATCACCGCACCATCATGATGATGCTTCCTCCGGAGAAGATGTATGAAATTCTTTCGCAGCCAACCGAACAGCGATTGGTCGACCTCGTGAATGAGTTTTTGAAACCAGAAAACAAGCGGCGGGAGGAAATTGGTCAAGAACCATTAGGTGAGTTCTACGCATTTCGACTGGGTCAGATTGCGACGGCGGTTGAGTATATCACTGATGACATGTACGTTCTCAATACCTCCGCCACCCAATTCAAGTTCGAAGTTGATTCATTGGAAGATTCGGAATACGCGTGGGGGACGTGGAAAGAATACATCTGTGAACACAATTGTGACTTGACACCGTGTTACGATGGTTTAACGGTTTTGTATATGCTTGAACGTCGTCTCCGTGAGAGCACCGACGACGCCGGCGTCGCAGGAGACAAGTCAATGCCAAGCGTCGACCGATGCAAGGATATGCTCGCGATTCTTCAAAAACTATAAAAACTATAAAAAACAAAAAATACAAAAATGAAAACAGAGAGAGACCTTTTGCTTATGTCCTATCTAGAATAAACCATTTTTTTATCATATTTGACTCTTGTTAAAAAAAAAGATGCTTTTATATTTATTCTATACTTATATTCTATATTACCCACCCCCCCATTTTATCTCTATAGTGTATTATAAATCTCTGTCATCCCAGCTACCAACCAGTTTGAGTTATACTCGGAATCGCAATCAAACTCCCGGTCTTGCTCCGTCGTGTCGTAAAACTCCCAGTTGTCGTGTACGTTGAACAGCATGAAGAAGAATCCACTCAATTGGGGATTGGTCTCGTTGTCGTTGTAGTTGGCGAATGCGGCTCGGATTTCGTTGATATCTACCTTTTCCGTAGTGATGTATCCTTGAAACGGGGAAAATCCTTCTTTGGAACACCACAGTTCAAAGGCGCGAATGATCTTTTCAAATTCCTCGCACCGAGGTTTGGCGCCGTACTCCAGGAGTTGTTTCTTGACTTCTTCTTCTTTCTTGATTTTTTCTTGGTGAAAACGAATACGTGGGATCAGCTCGCTCATATTTCCGCTGCTTTTAAGTCCATAATTAAGACAAATGGATTGCAGTTCCGTCTTGGTGGATTGACTCAGTTGGATAAGCGTGTACATTGTGATGGTGGTTGACACTGATTATGTGTGAAAAATGGTTTCAATTTTAAAAATAAAAAATTGAAACCATTTTTATGATAGATGAAACAAAACAACACATCCAGAATCATGTTGTTTCCATCTATCTTCATTCCTCGCGTATCTTGCAACAATAATGAATCTTACATTGAAAGCATCTTTTGGCACTACTTTGGGGGAACTGAAACACCGATATTGCGCATTGATTTGATCAAGAAACAAGACGCCCGCAGCGGACAGATCTACCAAATTGCATTCGTGCATTTCAAGGAAGTCGCCGAAACAGAAAGCACCCAAAGCCTAGCAAGTCAATTGGAAAACGGCGAAAGTGTGAAATTTGTACACAGTTATCCATGGTTTTGGATTTTGCGCAAGAACACAAGCAAGCCGAAGGTCCGTGACATGCCACATGTGGTGTTGAAGAAAGACGAAGCAGATATTATGAAAACCCAAGAAGAGCTGAAAGCAAATAAACCTCCCCGAGTCCGACAGGAGGCCTGGGATCAGTTCATATATGCGATGGCCGAGTACGAGGAGGGTGCAACCAAGGCTGAGGCAGAGCAAGTCCATGGGCTACCTCTCAAAGAAGAACTGAAAGAAAAGAAGCGGCTTCCGAGACGACACTTTGGAGGTGGCGACGCGGAATACGAGTCGTACGGTGAACCAATTGATCCTGTATACGGAACTTGGTGGTAGAGTAATAAAAGAGAGAAGCGCGCGCTTTTTGTTAGATTTCATATAGATTTTTTTATCGACCCATCATGAAAAAAATTGAAACGATTTTCTTGATAGATGAAACAAAGCAGCCGATATACCTTGAGAAAATTATGATTTTCCCCTCCGAAATCCAAACAATCATCAACCAGTATGCAAAACCAGCATCGGCGATGTTGCGCGAGAATTGGCGAGAAGGTTCCAGCATCATCAAGATACTTAAACAAGACCGCTGGTGGATCGACTACCGTAGAGGGTGCGGGCGGTGGGATGGGACGATGAACTGGTCATGGGTAGAATGGTGCGAGAACAAAATGATAATTGGTCCCCCGCGCCGCCGCCCCTGGTCCATAAAATGGCCCAAATGGCCCGAGCCCATCGACATCTCCTGGTGCGAAGTAAGAAAAGTGCCTGATTGGGCAATTAGAGAGTTTATGGAAGCGCGCGCTTTTTGTTAGATATCATATAGATTTTTTTATTGGAACAAAAATAAAAAGAAAAATTGAAACTATACCATTATGACATTGAAAATACAAAAACAACATGACTGAGGTTGGTTATTATCCTTTTATCATCAAATCCATTGGTGGATTCAAATGCTCTAATTTTGAGTTTGACAAACGCTATTATCTCATTCAGTTGGCCAGAAGCTCATGGGACAACTGCCACTATGCCTCTGAAGGCGGGTTTGGGAGGGACAGGCCACTAATGAAGTGGAGAATACACACGCATGGAGAGTACATCAAGGTCTATTGGCCAAGAAAAGGAAATCCAGAATATGTAAAAAATGGTTCCCACGTTCACATCATTTTCCTGAAATATCGCACTATATTTAAGTGCCTCATTCGCATTATGATGCTCAAAAAAAGAGCGCAAGTGCGAATCAAAGCCAGAAAAAACTTGAAAATTGCTCGCCTTTTTCGCGGCGTTGGTCACAGCAACCTCAACTCACAGATCATGACATTTGTTTGAAATTAATTATTTATCACCACATATAGAATTCGCATTTTTTTTTCGCGTGAAAAAATTGAAATGTTTTTTCGTCATACATGAAATGTACCCATACGATATTATCTTTTCTCGAAATCGAATCGCGAATCAAGCAATACACACAACCATGTGCTGTGCTACCACGCGTTCCGATTGGCGAAATGGATCCAGTATCATTTGGGAACTTGTATCAGACCCTTGGTGGTATGATTTTGAGGAGTGCGGTTTCTTACAAGAAGGATATAGTTGGGTCGACTGGTGTAAAGATAAAATGATCATCGGTCCTCCGCGCCAGCGGAGTCGTCGCGAAGAAGCCGAGCTTGACGAAGACTACTTGACTCACGAAGATATCATCCGTCACTGCCGTCCATGGTCTAGAACATGGCCCCACCCCGATGACCACTCTTGGTGCAAAGTGCGAGAGGTTCCAAAGTGGGCAAAAAATGAGTTTATTACCCGCGTTTCTAATCAAAAAAAATTTAAAGAGGCCAATATATTTGCGCACACAGGTATTGGACATACCAATTTGAACAACAAAATGCTCGAGTTTATTTAGAGAAAAAAATTGATTCAATAAAATAGACAAAAACGAATACAAAATATCATGAAGTATCACAATTCATTTGCCGCTTTCAACTCCGACGATGATGAAGTAGAAGAAGGAGAAATCACCAAACAAGAAGAACTCTTTATGTTGGGTCGTGCCTTTTGGAAAGAGCAGCAAAAGGGGAACGTTATGAGTTGGGGAGATTGGTGTGACGAAGAAAATGACGACAATGGAATACAAAGTGGTGACGAGTGTATTGTGTGGAAAGGGGCACATGGGTCAAATAAAAACCAATCCAAATCACCCAATAATGTTAGAGAAAACAATAACTGATTTTAAATTATACGAATTATAGGTGGAGTTATAAAATAAATATAGTAGATTTTTTTATTTTTAAAAGTTTTGTTACTAATAAAAAATTGAATCAAGTATACTAGGATGTATTCAAGAAGTATCATTATGGCTTATTCCATTCAACAAACCCAAATCGAAGCACTTGATTGTCTTAAAAAGGACGAAATGAAAAGTCGAAGCAAAGAGCGAACTCGCGCAAGACAGCAAACGAACAAGGCAATTAGTTGGACTGCCCAATTGTATTGTAATCATAATGATGGCGATCTTCCATCGACCGAATTTTGCGACGACTCTTTACAGCTATTGGACGAAACAACTTCATGGAAAGATGTGAAATATTATTATAAACATTTGACCAATACAATTGATGAATTTAAAAAAATACAAAAAGCCAATGAAATATGTATAAGTAAAGTCGAAACAGCTCTTCTTCATACGAAAAAAAACATGGACAAATCATTGCGACGTAGCCAACGCATCGCAAATATTATTGCAGCACAGCAAGAGATTAGCGAATAAAATATTTCACCCAAACAACCATGCGCGCGCTATTTTGTATATCATCATCTAGAAACCACTTTTTTATTTTTTTTATTACAAATATGATGAAATATTTAAATATTTTTTCATCATATATCACATATCTAATTTATAATATGAAATTTCCTCCTGAAATAGAATCAATAATCAAGGAATACGCGCAACCGTGCGCAGCTACATTGCGACCAAATTGGCGACAAGGTTCTAGTAATATTTGGAAGATTTTATGGGATCCTTGGTGGAATGACTTTGAATGTGCTTCTTCATGGAAGTATTCATTCTACTACCAATATACATGGGTACAGTGGTGTAAACATAAAATGATCATTTGTCCTCCACGTTGGCAAAGCGAACAAGAACTAGTAGAACTTGACCAAAACTATTTAAGTGTAGAAGATATTCTCCGTCACAGGAATCCATGGTTGAAAACATGGCCAGAATACGATGATTATTCCTGGTGTAAAGTAAGAGGGATACCACATTGGGCAATTAAAGAATTTATGGAAGCAAATGTTTAAAATAATCATTCTATTTTTATCAAAAAGGGACAAGAAAAAATTGAAACAAGTGATTATAGTCCATATATGTTAACAATATCAAAAATGGCAAGTCTCATGGCTCTTTCTTACGCTTACGCATTTCTTACTTTTATTGCGATTGCAATCGGATTTATGTTTCGTTGCGAACATCGACGCGCTCCGTTGCATCACGATAGCCTCATGGCTTGGTTGATTTTATCTTTGGGAGGATTGATGTTCACAACCATGACTTCTTTCTTCTATTTGTTGAATATGGTGACAATTGGATGGTTTCTTTGCGAATATGTGGATAATATATATTAACTCAATCCAATAAAAAATCATACTACTTCATAAATATCCAATTATACAGTTCAAAAACACAACCTATTTTTAATTTTTATTCATTATATATTTACATCATTATGAGTTTTACTTTAAATATTCAAACCATATTGAAAATAAAATTGAAACACATATATAGTACATTGATTGATAATATTAAAAAATATCCAACATGAACTACAACAAGAACAACCATAAGAGCGATAAGACTACAATAATGATAGATGCGCAAAATCCAAATGCCATTGGAAAAGTGGTACACAAGGAGACGAATGAAGAATTGTCTGAAATTACTCCACTTATTATGGTTGTCAATGCGTCCTCGAAAAATGCCCAGAAAGAAATAAACGCCCTTTTGAGTGCCGGCGCAAATCCCGATCTTGAAATTACATATTATAATAGACGAACGACGGCACGAAAATTGGCTCTTGAATATCGTACACATCTCCATTTTTCGTAAATCGAACCATAAAATTGAATCATTTACTATTAAAATTTTAACTATATATTATAATGGATTTTGATAAAGATTCGCTAGAACAAATATACTCATGGTTTAAACCCACGTTAGCACACCCTTCTTTTTGTAATATTACATGGAATTTAGATGATCTTCCAAATAAAAATCAACTTGCGCCTTCATTAAGAAAATTCAATTTGTATCGTATGAGTGGACTTTTTGCAACTAGCAAATCACCATTTCTCAACGAAGACATGATGATTCTTATTAAAAGTTTTCTACACCAAGAAGAAGTCAATTACGATTCCATCAAAACATTATGGTACGACGATTACGTTAAACAATTAAAAAAATATAAAGACGAAGATGATTTTGATGTGATGTATTATGATATAGGGACCAATGATTATTTGTGGGCGTTTTATCGTCTTCGTAAAATACGAGAATTATTCAATTTATTGGAAAACGATAATAAAGAATATTGATAATTTTTAATGTCTGATTTATATATTATGGATGATACTGATACATTAGAGTCAAGAATTGATACAGTAAAAACTGAATTAAGACAAAGTTTAATAAGTTTAGTTAACCATACATTAGAGTCAAGAATTGATACAGCAAAAAATGAATTAAGACAAAGTTTAATAAGTTTAGTTAACCATACATTAGAGTCCAGTGTTGATACAGCAAAAAATGAATTAAGACAAAGTTTAATAAGTTTAGTTGATGAAAAAATCAATGATATATTAATAGAATATAAAAAATATCTCGATGGATATGATAATCATTATACTCAACTTCGTGAAGAAAAAGAAAAGGCTGAAAGGAAAATTGAGGTATTAAATAACTTTTTAAAAAGTAATCTAAAAAGTAATGGTAAATTTAGTCTTCGTTTAGTCAACCCCAATGGCCGCAAAGGAGGTAGTTTTTCAAAATATAAAACTCGAAAAAGAATCAAAAAGATTAATAATATCAAAATAAAAAAACACGCTAAGAAACATACTAGACGTCACATGATTCATATGAAAAAAATGATGAAAAAAGGGTATTCATTCAAAAATGCTCATAAATCAGCTATGTACAAAGTTGGAAAATAATTGAGACAACTATTATTTATTTAATCTACAATTTCCTCAAAAAGATCTAGAAGTTGTTTTGTTTGTTCTATGCGAACGCTTTCACTTAACTTTTCGTTTTGTATAATTTCAGTTATTTTTTTTAGTTTATATTTATTGTGTAGTAATACTAATGTTTCCGAACCATCATACTCATCGATTCTATAACATTTATTTATATAATAGTCATTTGGTATATACTCTATGATTAATGAAGAGCATAGTCCATTTACTCTACTGCCATGGGCTTCAATCAAGTCTATCAATTTCTCGTCGGTTCTTTCTGGTTGTGGAATATATCCATCTGCTCGGGCACGTTCCTTGAACTGTTGACGTGCCCACTCGGATATTCCGAATCCACCATAACATATGTTTATAACAATTCCAACTTTTTTGAACGCATCTACATTAGTACAGTTTATGTGGGAATCTCTTTCAGTTGGTGACATGTATTCCATAATATTTTTGTTTATTAACAAGATACTATGTTTGTAATTTCAATTTTATATACATTTTAAATTATATTTCTTTACTCGCATAAGTATCCACCAAGTGATTCACAAGTTTATCATATGCGTTTGGTGAAATTTGATTCATGCCTTCCTTACTTTTTTCCAATAGAATATAGGTCAAACAAAATAGTTCGGTGTAATGGTCGTTGTTTTCTCCATCATAGTTAATAAACTCTATTAATGCATCCGCTGAATTTATCGAGTTCTTTTGTAGTTTTTCTTTCACTTTGGTAAATCCGTTGCAAGCACAAGAGATAAATGCTTCCTTATCCATATTTGACATATTAATTTGCGAATCATAATTTATCTACTATTTGTTTCAATTTTTTATGAATTGATATATACATAAAAAATCTAAATAATAAAATATAAACTATTATCATAATAACATACATGGAAATTCATGGTATCCCAAGTGATATAATGTTACGAATTAAAAAAGATTTTTTAGGATTGGGGGAAAAGTGGACACATCCAAATTGGAAACAGCCCAGTAGTCCAAGTCGGAACGCCATTCGCGAAAATATTATGTATCAAGATTTTAAAATAATACAACAATATTGTTATGATGAAAACTATACTTGGTTTGAATACATAGAACACCAAAATAAAACAAATATTTATACACATTCTATTCCTCTAAGAATAACACCAAATCAAGTACACAATAGATCACCGATTCATAATAAAAATTATTATAAAAAAGAAGAAAAAAGACGTTTATTATTTCGATCATTTGAATTTGATTCTTTAAATTAACTATGTCTATTATACAACGCATGTTCGGGTACCATCTTTCTGTTCTACTGTAAAATCTTCTTTGATAAATTGTCTGTTTTTGGGAAAATAAATGTGTAAATCATTTCCATTGGCATCATAGGGGAAAAACGTATAATAATCATTCATTTTACGAATAAACCCTTTTTCAACCAATGTATCGAAAAGTTCATCATTCAAATGAAGATTCTTAAAAACCCTTTGTTTGACGTATAGAGCTTGTTTCATGTTATGTTTTGCGATAACTCTAAAAGACATGGCTATTTTTGTTTCAATTTTTTTTCAGCAACCAAAAAAATTCTTTGATTTTTTCTTTTTCTTCCTTTTTTTTATATTCACTTATACCTTTCAACTTATTGTATGTTTTATGTTCAACTGGAATTTTTGTAACTTCTCCATAAGTACTCAATATTTCATCCAGTTTATCTAATTTTATAATTCCACCATTGTTGTAAGATAATAAAATATAGGTTGAATTCGTATTTTTTATTAAATCAGTAAGAGACTTTTCTGCATAACAACTACTATTATAATTCGATTTTTCCCAATTCAAAGGCTGACCACGATTGGTATCTGGTATATCAATAGATTCCCAATTATTGATAATGTTTAATAAAAAATAATAAATACTATATGGATGTTTGTTATACGGAGGATCGTAATATACTAAATCTAACTTTGGTAATGTTTTGACCCATTCATTCGTATTCATTTTATTCACGACTACTTTACATTTGCTATTATGATATAAGGGCATTTTTAAAGTGATGGGTTGAGTAATTCGTTTTAAATCAATATGATTTTTACCACCATATTGACCTTTACCTTGTTCATTTTTATAGAAGGCTGAAAAATGACCGCTTGTATTGTTATGTATAGAACATTCAATAATTAAAGGTGCTAACACATATGGTTTATATATATCCGGTAATGTATCAATATAATTACGAATTATATCGATTCTTTCCCCATTTTCTTCGGTAAAATAAACACGACTTTTTTCAGTAATTTCGCCTTTTGGAGACCATGTACCGCTTATATACGGTTTGTTAAATATTGTTGTTTTTTCATTTGCATGCTTGTTTGCGGTTTCGATATATTCACAAATAATATGGTGTTCTTGTTCATTTATATTAGATAAAAAACATTTATTTAATGTTTCACTATAATCAGCAATATCATTTGTATATAACGTTTTTGCGTATTTCTTAAATAATCTTGAAACAACCCCTGAACCGGCAAATCCATCTCCAATATGTAAAGATCTTCCTTCTTTTTCTTCTATGATTTGTATGATTTCTTCAATTTTGTAAAGTAATTTACGTTTGTTTCCCATGTATGTGATGATTTGTTCTTTTAAATAATCACTCATATATATCTTGAAATATATAAATATACTCATTTTTTCATATAAGAGATTAACGACCGCCAACATTATTTTAAAACTACTTAAATACTATGTCATCATTAACTATTATGTTTTCACTTAATAATACTCAAATAGAAATCAAAACGATGAAACAACTTATTGAATTAGATATTATCAAGCCTCATATTCAACGAGTAATTGACTCCACAAAAGTTCAAGATATAATTCAATTTCAGTTAGACTTTTTTAAAGAGCATGGTTACTTTAATTTTACAGCTTCTGGTCCTATAAATATTCATCATTTTGACCAGAAATATTACTTAGTTGACGGACAACATCGGTTTGAAGCTTTGGAAAAGTTATTCCAACAACACTCTCATAACATAAAGGTTTACATTCTTTTAGTATCTGTTTCATCCCTAGAACAAATTGAATTTAACTATAACATGATTAATAAAAACACTCCGTTGCCTGATTTTTCCTGTTTTAGTTCTCTAAATAAACAAACACCAGAGACTGTTGCTTCTTTTTTTCAAAATAAGTATCCATCAATATGGTCTAAATCTTCCAGAGCCAGACGCCCTCATATTTACTTTAATTTTTTCCAAGAATCATTAGCTTTTATTTGTGAACAGCTAAATATTGATAGTTCTCATAAATTACAACAATTGGTTGTAACATATAACAAAAAATTAAGTTCTTGGGATATATCTTCATTCAAAAATATTAATGACAATGTTTATCGAAAAGCTCATGAAACTGGGTTGTATTTAGGACTATTTACACATCAAAATGAAGATTACGGATATGAATGGGCTAAAAAAATAGTTGAAGAACAAACCGGAAAAATAATTAAAAAATTTTCGTCTTCTTCTAAGACAAAAATACCAAAAAAAATAAAAAATGATTCTTGGGATAAGTATATAGGCTCTAACGTAGGAGATTCAATATGTTTATGTTGTAGAACTACTTCTATCAATTCTAAATCTTTTATCGGTGGACATATCATTTCCGAAAAAAATGGGGGTTTGGTGACAGTAGACAACATTGTTCCAATTTGTTCTGAATGTAATTTGTCTATGGGAGTCACTAATATGGATGTATTTATTAACAAATATTATCCAAATAATTTGAATAAATTTACAAACAGAGATTATAAAATCAATAATTGGACTTTATTTTAAAATACATAATTACAATTTTCGTTTACATATATTATTATACCCTGGGATATAAGCAATAATCTTTTCACAAAACTCTCTTGTTCTCGGATTCGTACATTTTTTCGTTTCTTCTATAATTGTATCTAATGGCTTATAGCATATAGAAGAGTACTGGACACTATAATTACCATGACTATTCATACCAAATACCAATTTATCTGGTTGATAATGTTGTATTTGTTGGTACGATGGATTCATTCCTGGTTCGACAATTTGTCCATAACAAGGCCAACTAATTTCCAAATGTATACAACGTAATAGTGTTTTTTGAGGATAATCATCATCAATTCCCTTCCTTATCGTTAATATAACATCATCAAACATTTCCTCTTTTTCTTTTAGCATAAACGCAATATACACGAAGCAATCTACATAATGCCATTCTTTATGTTTTACACACACATTTAAAGCAGTCATTTGTTCATTATGACAATACCAATCTTCTTTCACCAACCATTCAAATGATTCAAGATTCATTTCTAAATATATAGCGGCATGAATATATTGTGGATTTGACATTATTTTTTCATTGTATAATTTTGTCAATAACTCATTTATTTTGGAAGGATTTTCTTGGGATTCTTGTATATGATTACAATAATCAACAAGAAAATGAAATGATTGTGGATCAACATCAAGATTTGGCAAGCAATCTTTCCACCATCGTTCTAGTATGGCGCTTAACATTTTAGAAAAACAAAAGATAGACGAACTTTCATACAATGAAATATTTGTACCTCGAACACAAAATGTAATTTGTTCATGTTTGAACGTTTTTGGGTTTTCAAGAAATACAGATAATGCCGACATTCTTTTTTATTCTGTATGATATATTTTAAAACAATATCAATTTTTATTTATAATCAATAAGTATATAAATATGGAAAAAGAATCAGAAGAACTTAGTGAAATGGAAATTCTTATTCAAAAAGACCGTAAATTCAAAAATATAAAACTAAAAATAGATAGTTATATGAAATACAATAACAAAATTAAAAAAGATATGGAAGATTTATTAAACGTACTAGATGAAAAATATAACGTATATCAATATTATTTGAATATGATTCATATTTCTATCATTTGTTTATCAAGTGTCGCATCTTTTTTATTAGCATCACAACATTACATTCATAACAGTAACACAACAATTCATTTAACTAGTCTTTGTATCAGTACGTATACTGGATTATTACTTTCTATTTCAAAATTTGTGAAATTAGAAGAAAAAAAAGAATCCTTATACCGTCTTCGTTGTGCTTTTGCTGAATTTTTGATTGAAATATGTTCTCGAAATGATATATTAGAATCATGGTCAAGTCATAATTATTGGAAAACTCGTGAAGATACACCAGGGGAACACGTTGCCCATCATTTATCTGATATGATTGGTTTCGATTCTCAACAAAATCAAAATTATGAAATTTGTTTTGAAGAATGGAATCACTTAGAACATAAACTCAAAGAACAAATGCACGATATTATTGTAAAAAAGCAAGAATTATGTAGCCAATATGCCCAGGAAATGGACAATCCAACTAAATTTCGTTCAGAAATATCATCAAAACGGCGTTATATGCTTCATAAAATGAAACTTAAAAAATTACAACAAGCAAAAACGGAAAAAGAGTTAAAAGTTGGAATTAATCGCTGGATAAATGATTTTTTAGAAAAATCAACAAAAAATACTCTAACAAGTAATAAAGACAATGAAGAAAAAAATGAAATAATTGAATTAGAAAAAATACAACGAGAACTAGAACATCATGATGAGGATGTTGATGAAAATATTGCCTGTTTTTCTATACCTTAATAATCACTATCAGATGATTCGTATACATCGTCTAAAAAATATCCATAACTATTTGTTGAAAATAAATTTTGTACATTATTCATATAAGAAGGACAATAATAATATGTATTTGGATTTGTTCTCATTCTCTTTAACCATGTAAAGGTTTTACCATTTTTAAAATAAACCATAGTATTTGCTCGAAGAATATGTTCATATATCATATCATAAGGTATGAATAAACTGGATGTTTTTTTTAAATACAAAGACGATTTTCTAATATTATAATGAATTTTATCCCAACCAGTTTGTAATTTCAATAGCAATATGGAATCTATCATCATTTTCATTCGATGACAATATGGAATATTGTCCATGATATAATGTAATTGTATTATGCTATATAAAAAATCAATTTTAATTAACTCTTTCACAGAACATCTTTCATTAAATAATGAAACATTTTACTATTTTTATACATATAAAGTGTATTATTATGGTGATAACACAATTTACCATAACAATAACGTGTACAACGATGACCTTTTTTTGTATATCCCTGACATTGTTGTTTTTGTGTAATTGTAAATCCAATATGTTGTGGAAAATAAATACAAAGTGATTTGTAAGTCGGTTTTATTCGCAATGATTGTAAATAATAAATATCATTAAAATGATATGGATAGATAAATTTTAAAGTAGAATCTGTTTTTTTTAAATATTTACGGTTAATACATCGAGTCGTTAGAGATGGTTGTATAAAAGTAAATATTAGTTGTAATAATTCATCTGGAAGTAACAAGTACATGTTTGAAATATATAACATCTATATATATATATTTCAATTTTTATATAATATAACGATTCTCTATTTTATGTTTAGATAACAAATGTACATACATTTCAATGATAAACAATCTTGTTTCACTGTAACCATTGTTTTTTAGTTGTTCGTAATATCGCAAACTTATAAATTGATCCATAAAAATATTATCCCAAAAAGAAATGACATAAGATACACTTACACTATGAGGATACAAATAACTAATAATTTCATTCATTATTTCGTCAGGGATATGTTGAATATTCATTTTTTTACAACAATGAATATGTCCAATATCCATTTGTCTCCATAATATAGTTAATATCTGATTAGTATTTGGATATAAATGTAAATTTGTATCCAAATTTGTCTTTCCTTTACATTTTACATGAGGTAAATAATGAGATAATAAAATATTATTTGATATATTCAATAACGTCATTATATAATATTACATAAAATATTTAAATAATACATTTTAATACATTCAACGATGCATACATTTCCAATATCAAATTTGTATATTATTGTAACTAGTTTAATTCATTTTCATCAAATTGTTCAAAATATTATGCCATTTTTACAAATAATTATTCAATTCTTTTTTTCATACAATTTATACATTATTGATAACAAAGAAATAAAAACAAAAATAATGAAAAATATGAAAAAAAATATATGTTTTTGTTACGATGAAAATAAAGAACCGTTGAGATTAGTCATCCATAATGCATTATTTCCAGATTATATTGCCTATGTAACGGAATCCAATTATGATTCCCGTTTATGGATTTTTACAAGAAAAAACACCTTAAATACATTGATGTACGATCAATACACAAAAAAGGAAATTGAACTAGACAAACAATGTATTCCATCAAATAAATCAAAAGAAGATTCTTTGGAATCCGATTCTATTTCTTATTTGAGTTTTTCCGGAGGATATGGAAATTTTTTCATTAATGAACGGCAAATAGATTTAAAAAAACAACATTCTTATTTAGAATGGTATGATTGTCAGCAAACATTATTTTTTAATATTATGCAATTTTATAAAAAAAATAATTATTGTAAAATATATTTAAGTGGAAACCCTGGTAAAGGAAAAACATTTTTTGCCTATTTGATGGCGCAAAAACTAAATTGTTATTTAACAGATGAATATGATCCCACGGACCCAGGTAGTTCTCTTGATACATTATATCATCGGGCTCGGAAAGTATCGCCAAATAAACCATTGATTATGGTATTAGATGAAGCAGATATTTTGTTAACAAAAATTCATAATGAACAAATTCCCAAACACAAACATTATAAATCCGAAATTTATAATAAAGCCACTTGGAATCAGTTTTTAGATAAAGTCGGATTTGGGCTTTATCCATATATGATTGTACTATTGATATCCAATAAGGATAAAAAAAATATAGATTGTATGGATAGTGCATATTTACGAAGAGGACGAATTAATATATACGAAGAATGGTAACTCATTTAAAATTCTAATTCAACCAATGCCCGCATCACTTCTCCACAATAATCATGAAATGGACGACAACCAGTATCATAGATTTTCTTAGATGAATCATCCTTGCTCATCAAGCACGATACCATATGTTCCGTAATTGGATTCCCAGTTACAATTAATCCTTCTAACATAGATTCGTCATCATCTTGAATCGATTTACAATGTAGTGGATGTAATTCTTTGGAACGATTGATATCTCCACTATAAGTATTCACGTAAGATAACATATAACAACCATCTTTTAACTTTTTCGCAGTAATATGTATGTCACACTTTAACTCGTTTTTTTCATCGGAAAAACTAATTGTATTTTCCATTATTTCTTCGTGCAATACCTCCATATCATAGAACAATATTATTTATACGAAACATAATTTACAGTATTTCAATTTTATTTCCATTGATGTATACATTCGACATCATTGATCAAACACGTTAAACCTTGTTGTTGTACACCAATATACCAATTTATTCCACACTGAATACAAATCATGTGTGGTGGTCCATTATTTGATTTATATTCTTTAATATTATGTGATATAAATGGCCGCGGAGGCTTAGGTACCATACTAGTTATATTACAATGAATGCATTGATAAGGAATATCAAATCCTTTTGTGGCGCCGGGTCCATTGGACAAAAATGATTCAATATGACTCATGGTTTCTTCGAGCTCTAATTCAAGTGGTTTCATATTTTTAAAAGACATATTCTGATAGGTTGTTTCAAGTGCCTTTAAGCATATCAATACTTTTCGTATTATATGATGTTCTATATCACTCATAAATTCAATTAAATTCGTTTCCAATACTTGTTTACTTTCTCCGCATTCACCATATCCAAACATTTTATTCAACCATGGATAATACAATAACGCCTTTTTTGGAAAAGAAAAATTCATATGTCCTACGGAAAATGTATGTTTTTCCATAATAATAACAATGGTGGATTAAATGAATGATATTTCAATTTTATTTATATCTTAGTATTATAATGAACAATAATACTAAGATTTTTTATCTGTTAAGTTTCATAATCATAATACATTTATGTAGCTCATGTAAAAAGACACAAGAAGGACTTCTTGCAGAAGCAATTCAACCTATATTAGAAGCAAAAAAAGATAAAAATAATATTTCAGGCAATATATCTAGTTTTATTTATTCAGATACGAAAAGCGCAAACGATGACAGTGAATTTTTAGGATTACTTGTTTATTCATTTTTTAAATTAGTACTTACAATTATTGTATTACCACCTGTGTTAATATTATTATGTATTGGCGGTATTGTATATGGAGGTCCATTAATTGTTAGTGCTGTGGTTAGTTTTAGTAGATGGTTTTTTGGAACACCTAATTAATGTAATAAAAAATATATAAATTGTATAATTTGACTACAAATACAAAATAAAAACATGATATATATTCCCAATTTTCCTATTTTTAATAATAACATATATATCAAAAATAAATACGAATATTCCCTAGATATTTTGTAAAAAGTGACTATAAAATAAATATTATTTGGTTCATTATTACATTTTATACCAAATGTATTATAATTATGAACAAGAGATGCTTGTGGCAATTCTTGTTTTTGATTCATCGAACGCGTAAAACATACGCTACGTCTTGTACCATGTGGAACCACTTCATAACTTGCTTCTGGAATAGTATCGGACATATTATCCTTTATTTATTACTTTTATTAAAAATATTGGATCCATATTCTATTTTTAAGAAATTAAAAAAAAATTTTTTTTTTTTTAAAATTTTTCCACAAATATTTTTAAGCCCCTCCCCCCCCCCGAATTATGTTTTTTTCTGGAGTCAACATTTTGAAACTTTTTCAAATTATGGTGTAAATCCCCAAAAAAAGTTTCAAAAGGTTTCTTATTATTATGGTTTTATTTTTATTTTTTTATAAAAAAAAGTTTCAAAAAGTTTCAAAAAGTTTCAAAAAGTTTCAAAAAAGTTTCAAAAATATGTAAAAATAATTTAGAGAATAATTTCTTTTTAAAATATATATGGAAAAGTATTATTGTGAATGCTGTAATTATAACGCAAAAGTTAAAAGTAGTTACGATAAACATTTGAAAACAAAAAAACATAAGGAGTCAACCAAAAGTCAACATTTAGTCAACCTAAAGTCAACCTTTAGTCAACCTAAAGTCAACCTTTTGGATTGCGATTCAAAAACACAATTTCAATGTCATTATTGCCATAAGTTTTTTAAATTCAAACAGTCCATGTATAAACATATAAAGTATACATGTAAGAAAAATAAGGATGAAGGGTTAAAAGAATTGGCGCGTTTATTGAACGAAAAAGACAATTTATTAAATGAACAAACAAAACAAATTGAAAAATTACAAATCAATATGCAAAAACAAATTGAAAAATTAACTCAAAAATTACAAATTCAGAATATTGTTCATGGAGATATCAACAATCATCAAAACAATTTTTATAATATTCAATTATTAAATCATACCGATACAGATTATAGTCATTTAACACCTACTGATTATATGAAATGTATTCGTGATTGTAATTTTTGTGTCAAAACCTTAATTGAGCAAGTACATTTTAATGAAAAAAAACCAGAAAATATGAATATTTATATTTCAAATATTAAAGGAAATTATGCCATGATATTTAAAGATCATAAATGGCAAATTGTAAATAAAAAAGAGCAAATTGATCATCTATATGATTATAATGAAGTTGTACTTGAAACATGGTACGATGATTATAAAGAACAATATCCTGAAATTATAAAGTCATTTCAAAAATATTTAGACAATAAAGATGAAAGTGATATTATCAATAGTGTGAAGGCAAAAATTATATATATGCTTTATAATAATCGAAAAATGATTTGCGATGGAAATGTATAATTGATAAAAGTCAATTAAACAAATCTAAATTCTTTTCTATATATAATGACCATGGAATTAGAAAAAGAGTTTGTGAAATATTCTAATATTGCCAAAGTATTACCAAAAAAACCAAGTGATAATGATATGTTGTTTTTATATGGATTTTATAAACAAGCTACAATAGGAGATTGTAATATAGAACAACCCGCTTTTAACGTATTTAAACTGAAAGAATATAAAAAATGGGAAGCGTGGAATTCCCATGAAGGTATAGATACAAAAACCGCAATGCGTCAATATATCGAGAAAGTCAAACAATTATTAACTTAATAATATATAAATGAAGTTACAACTTATTGATTCATCTTATACACCGCCTAATTTAGTATTTTCGTATTGGATTTTAGCATTTGTGATGTTTTATTTTTTAGGATTCAAGAAATACAATCCGTTATTTCTTTTGATAATTGGATTAATTCATAATATAATTTTATTAATTATATATTTATTTATAGCGCCGGTTAAGCTTATTATTATCTTTATCTTTGTGAATACGATCATCAAAGTACTTCCTATATATTTATTACGCAATACAATGATACAAATGAAAGATATCTATTTTTCATTGTGTTTATTTTTATTTTTTTTATCTTATATTTCTATATTGTATTTTGTATTTGGAAATAAAAATGCTTACCATGGATTATATACAAAAAATATACAGGTTGGTTTTCTAACTTATTGGATTAACAAACTTTTTTACAAATAAAACGATTGATTCGTAACAATATTCTTTTGTATATTGTGTTGAATAGTTGTAATTTTCTCTACAAATTCATAATTGGAATCATTTTGTCCAAAAATAATCAGTTCATTACACAAGTTTACCATTTTCATACAACATTTCATAAAATCGCCAATGTATATATCTTTATATAATTTCAAATCCGCAAAAAATGAATTACTTTTATCAATGTTATCCACTTCTTCATACCAGATTTTCATAGAATCCATCAAATCATATTGAAGTTTGTATTGACACGTAATATATAGATGATAAGATAATTCAGTTTCCGTATAAATATTGATTCGCTCATTGATGTATTGTAATTCTTCTTTTAAAATAGACGGATGTTGAATTTTGAAATCATCTTTCACTTTCAAATCATAAAAACAAGACAATATACAAAGAATATCTACTTCATTATAAGCACTGCACTTACGAAATGTATCGTAAAAATCACAAAAAACCAAACAAGGCAATTCGTGTACATAACAAGCGTTTAATCCTTTTTGAGTAGGTTTATTTGCTTCGTCCATAAAATGATTGTCTTTTAACAATTGATACATTCCATGAATTTGATTATATATATATTGTTCGGCATATTGTTTGGTTTGTGTTTCTTTTTCGATGTCTTGTTTACACAAAACCCAATTATCATAAATGGGTTTTTGCTTAATCTTTTGTGATTCTTGATCTTCGATTTGCATCAATTGACGTTTTATTTGCTTTCGTTCTTTGTTTTTTGCGGTTTTATTTTTTTCTAGAAGATTTACATAGGTTTGGAAAAAGTTGGTTGCGTCAAAGGGAAGCGCCTCCAATATTTTTTCATATTCTTGACATTTTTCCATCAGATTTGTCAATACTTTATTAGATTGTTGTATTTGCGAATCAATATCATTATTCATCATCGAGGTTTGAACCAAAGATACAAAATCATTTTCAGTATATTCATGTAAATAATTCAATAACAAATGATAGGTAATTCTAAATTTAGATTTTAAAACCTTTGGTCCGCTATATAGAAGCGTGTTGTACTCGTTTTCAGTTGGTGGTTCATATAGATTAGTCAACAATACAACATGACCAATAGTATCTAGATTACGCCTTCCAGCGCGACCGGACATTTGTGTAAATTCATGACTTTGAAGTAGTCGTCGTTGAGTTCCATCGTGTTTGTAAAGAGACTGAAATAGAACCGTTCTTGTGGGCATATTTAAACCAATCGCAAATGTTTCCGTCGCAATCAAACATTTAATATGTTTTTGTTCATACAAAATTTCCATAATTTCTCGAAAAATGGGCAACATACCAGCGTGATGAATACCAATTCCTTTTTCCAACAAATCAACATAAAATCGATATTCGGGCAGAGCAACATATTCTCGCCAATTGGAAAACGTATTGACGATTTTTTGTCGAACAAAGGATTCAATATATGCTTCTTTTTCACCTTCCAAATATAAAGAAGTTGTTATTTGAGTGGCAATATGTTCAACTTGTTTCCTTGAAAATACAAATAACAAACAAGGAAACATATCTTTATCGCGCAATTCGTGTAAACATTCATTGATTACATATTTTTGCGCAACTTGGTATCTATCTTTATGAAGTTCTTTTGTACATTGTTTTGTTTTATTCAAAATATCATAATGAAATTGTTGAGGAGTTTTGATTACTTGTAGTGTTTTCGATGTTTTTTCAATAAACAATTGTTTTTTTGTTTTTTCTTTTATCGTATCAACATATTTACGCGGAAGGGTGAAATACTCGTAAAAATGAAGAGGAACAACGCGTTTATCATGATGACAAATAACAACCTCTTTTTTAGTCAATACTTCAATCCATTTTGCGAATTGTTCCTTTTGTCCAATCGTAGCCGAGAGCATAACATAGGGTACATGATTTGGAAGCATCATCATAGTTTGTTCCCATATTGTTCCACGATCCATATCGTCAATATAATGAACTTCATCAAAAATAACACATCCTAGGTCATTTTCAATATTCATTTCAAAATCTAAATATAAACCGCGGTTTTTTTGTTTGAAACAGTGGTTTTGAAGAATTTCGGTTGTCATGATCAACACATTTGCTTCTGGATTGTGTTTGATATCGCCCGTTAAAATACCAATTTCCATATTTGGATATTTCTCTTTAAATTCTTTGTATTTCTGATTGCTCAATGCTTTAATTGGAGATGTATAAATAACTCGTTTTTTTAATACATGTACAAAATAATAAATCGCAAATTCAGCCGGTAATGTTTTTCCAGAACCAGTATGGGCGGTAACAAGTACGTGTTTTTTTTCCACAATTGCGTCACATGCTTTATTTTGGAATTCGCTAAATGTAAAATTATTTTGTGTGTGTGTTTTAAATTCATCAATTATTGACATGATAATATATAACATATGCTTAAAGGTTTAAGTTTATTTTGTATTATGTTAATCAATGGAAAATACAAGCCCGTTTGTATGATTGGTCAAGGTACGTATTCTCGTGTATATAAAGCAAGACACATTGAAAAAAATTATGATGTTGCTATAAAAATGAGTTTAAAAGACAATTCTATTTCAGCAACCCTGATTCAGCATGAAATTAATATGTATTTGATTTTAAAAAAAAACAAAATATCTAATATTGTTGGTATAAAAGCATTTGGAATTTTCGAAGATTGTCCTTTTTTAATTATGGAATATTTACCTTATGGAATAGAAGAGTATATGGCATCATGTTTGCCTGATACACAGGATAAACTAATCAATAAAATGTTTTCATTGTTGTCTTTATTACATAACCATGATATTGTACATCGTGATATCAAACCTGATAATTTTATGATAAGTTCAAAAGGAACACTGTATTTGATTGATTTGGGTTTGGCGTGTGTATATGATGATTGTTCTAAAAAGAATAAAAATATCATAGGAACACCTTTATTTTGTAGTTATCGTATTCATCAACCATCTTTTCATTATGAGGCTCGCGATGACAATTTGTCTTTGTTTTATGTAATTTTCTATATATTAAGTGGGGGCGATCTCCCGTGGAAATCTCTTTGTATCAAAGATAATGTAAAAAAATCGGAAATTACCGCATTATTGAAAGAACATACGCATTATGGTGATTACTATAATAAATACAATAATGCTTGTTTACAAAAATGGGTTAAACAATATGAACATAAATGTATACAAATACAGGATTAATTATATGTATATAATTAAAAATGAAAATTTGTATAGTTGGAACTCATAAATCCGGTTCTACGCGATTATTCAATTTAATACGATTAATGTTTGAAAAAAAAGGAAAAAAAGTTTATACAAAATGGAACATATTGGATAAAGAGTTAGTAAAATTAGAAAACACTAATGATATTGTATTATGTAAAATACACGATAATTCATTAGATTATATTAATAATTATGATATAAAAATTCTTCCTATAAGAAATATTTTAGATTCAGCCATATCAAGTGTAAAACGTTATAATAATAAATCAATCGAGTTTTTTAAAAAACAATGTATTATAAATATTAAACTATATAAAAAGTTTAAGGATCACGTAAATTTTATATTTAAGTATGAAAACTATAATATATTTTATATCAAACAATTATGTACTATTTTAAATATTAGTTTGAATAATCATGAAATTATAGATATAATGAAAGTACTGGATAAAATGCATAAAAGTAAATCCATTGTAAAAAACGACGATCATAATAATAAAGAATATAGGAAAACTTTATTATCTCAACAACATAATACATCAAATGGTCAAACGAATAAATTTGTGAATTTAAATCATAATGTTTTAACTACTATATTTAAAGTACAAGAAATAGTTGATTTTTTAGAAGAAACTGAATATATTTAAAATGGTTAAGTTTTATTTACAAAATTCATGTAAAACTAACAAAGATAGAGCAAGTTCTTCTTTTGGTGTCATAGTCGATTCTTTGTTTCGCCATTCGAATTGAAAATATTTTGATTTTAATAATTTATTAAAATGTTCCATTTCTTCTTGAATCACATCTTTTACATTTACAGATAATCCATAATCAATTAAATAAAAACGCCTTTTTTTATCAACCATAATATTTCCACTATGAATATCTTTGTGAATAATATTTTTACCATGAATCTTTTTTACCATATTTTGTATATTTTGTTTATCCTTTGGTTTGAGTTCATTTCCTTTTTCATTGAGCCATAGATTTAAAGGAACACCGTCTATTTTTTGCATAACAATACATGAATTAAATTTAGAATTTTGAACGTCTATACAAATAATATGATCATATACAACTGGACTAATACCTAATTTAGCACCAATTTTCATATGTTTTACTTCCAATTGTAATTGTTTAATTGTTCTACATATTTCTTTGAATTCTGTCGGTCTACCATCGTAATCAGTATATTGTATTTCTTGTATTTTGACAACTTTATTTGGATCATTTTTTAAATTATAGATTTCACCAAAGGCACCGCCATTAATATTATCTTCAATCTCAAAGCAATGATTTGTTTCTACATTGCCTATTTTAAATTTTAATCCTTTTGTACATTTTTGAAACAATGATTTATATTGTTGTATCGTTTTTGTTTTGCTTAATTTATATAACATTTCTATACTATTTTTAATATTTTCATCCAATGCTTTTGAGTTTATGATTTTTTTGACTTCTGTACTTAATGCGTCAAATTGTTCATTTGATTCTTGGTCTAATGCTTTTATGATTTGTTTTAAATAACGATTTGTTTGAAACAATGAAAAATGAGAAAATAAACTTGAATGTGTTTTTACCCATGAAGAATAAGAACGCACTTTGACTTTTTTCTTTTTTGTATTGTTTTTCGGAGAATTATTTTTTTTTGTTTTTACCATATATACTATATAAATAAAAACGATTATTAAGAGTGTTCTAAAATTTTAAAATGGTCGTGTATCAACATATGTAATTTATTTTTAAAATTTTTCATAAAAACAATAATGGCAAAGGCTAGAATTGCACCGCCTTTTAGTTCGCTGATTCTACTATGTTCATAACCATATAATTTATCAAATGGAAAAGGAATTACTTCTACAATATTTCTTATAATATAAGAAAGCATCATAATAGAAGCGGTGTATGCACATAATTCCAATATAAGAAAAAAAGTATTTATTGGTATTCTTCCAAATATATCAATTAATATATATTCAACACCTATTGCAAAGAAAATACAAAAAAACAAAAAATAAATTCCCAAAAGAGAAAGATCTAACAAACGAAGCATAAAACGTTGATATGGATAAGGTTTACCATCATATATAAATGCTTTTTTTGGTTTTGAAGGCATTATTAATATATTATATATAAATAAAATATATTATAACCATTTCATGTTTGATGCCCTTTTTATTTTATTTTTGTGGGATTGTTTATTTAATTGATATAAAGGATTTGATGTTGAAATGAGTAGTTTTTCATAACTATGTTGTTTTACATTTAGTTCTGGAAATAAATCAAATATAAAGTTAGGAATTTTTTTTAAAACCTCTACAATTTGAACAGTTTTCAAGTAATCATTCATTATATTTATTTTCATGGAGCGATGTACAATACGACGTTGTATATTCTTAAAACCGGTTTTGTTTCTTATTGTTTGTATATCTATTTTATTATGTAGAATTAAATCAGAATGTTTTTTCATAAACTGAATTATATTGTTGGTCGTTTTCTCAAAAGAATTATATATATCTTCATAACGAAGAAGTATATGATTGTTTTGATTTGATTCGTAGAATGATATCATATAACGTATTTCTTCGATAATGGTTGGCAGATTTTGCATAATATAATGATAGATTGATTCTTGAATATCATTTAACTTTATAGTATGATGTAAAAAATATCGACATATCGCAATATCAATCGGATTACGAATCATTATGATACATTTATGATTCGAATCAAATGTATGATATGGAATATGTTTTGGATGTGTTGAATAAATATCTATATGTGTATCTTTAATTAAACGTGGAATATACATAGACGCATTTTCTATTTTTGCATTCTTATTTATACATAAAGTGATTATATTGGATAAACAATTTATTCCTGATGTTGGAATCGTATAAAGAACAATTTTATTTTGATTTAAATAAGGTAATTCATATAGATTATTCTTGCTACGAACTTTCAAAACTTTGTGTTTTGATAAATAGTTTATCTCTATTATGGTATGTATATGGTGTGCGTGTATTGTGTAAGAACTTATTGCTTTTTCAAATAATAGTCTTTTATTAGAAGAAAACCAAAAAAATAGATCAGATGGTAAATTATTAATTTCTTTATTCAATACATATACCTTAGATTCCATGTTTATGTTATCAAATAGATCATAAAAATCGTCGTAATATTTAATATCTGTTCTATGAATCATATAACAATCATAATTATCAATTTGTGTCAATCCTTGATATAATGTTGTAAATTGTGATGATTGATAATATGGAATCAATATGATTGAACCTAACTTTTGTGCCCATTCTATATAAGATTTTGGGGTAATATCATATGTGATGAAATAAATAGAAATATTATATGTTTTAGATAATATATCAATGAGTTTTTCATGATATTTCCAATATTGTTTGATATCTTGTGTATAACAATATTTTTTTCCAGTTATACTAACAGGATTCCAGTTTTCCATGTATAAGAATCCACGTAAAATATATGCGCATGATTGCATAATAAATAATTATAATATAAATATTTATAAATAAAACACTATTAATGGAAAATATCAATACATTATTTGAAAAATTAAAAACTCAGGCGGAATTGAATGGCGAATCCGATAAATTATACCAAACTTTGTTGAATCTACAAGAATCAAGTGAAGAAGAAAGAACAAAAACAAATATAATAACTACTGTTACAAATGATTTTGTGATGAATAATATGATTTTTTATAATAAAACAAGTAAAATATATTTTAATTACTTGGAAAATAATTATATGTTATTGAATGAAGACAACATGTTACATTATGTATTGGAATATATTTCAAATTATAAAGAATATCGAAATGTGATTGATGTATCCTTAAAAACATCCATAAAACAATCTATTGTACGTACAATTCGCGATAATACTATATATGATACGATACCTGATGCTGATACAATACAGTCTATTTTAGGAGTTATGGTACCAACTATGTTTGACAACAAAGAATTATCAAAAATATTTCTGATTATTATTGGAAATATTATATTGAAAAAACAACAACATCCAAATAATCCAGAACAAAAATATATTGTGTTTATGCGAACACAAATGAAACCTTTCTTAAATGAAATCAATAAATATATTTGTATGTATTTTGGAAACAATAATATATATAATTGTATTAAATTTAAATATACACAAGATCATTGTTCAAATGATATTTATAAATTATTAATCCCATGTAAACAAATTTGCTACGATGTCCTTTTTTTCACCGAACAATTTTATATTAATTTGTTATGTGTATCGATATATTATGCAAATCGATATGACACCATAGACAATTATATAAATAGCGTGATTGGTGATATGACTATAATTAAAAATAGTGTTTATTATTTTGAGCATCATACAAAAGAATCAACGATTCAACAATTTATGAATGATTATATTATCCAAAAACCCGAGGCATTTATTGAACAAAAGGATATTTTATTTTTATGGAAACAATATACCCAAAAAAATGATTTATTTATTCACATTTTTACAAGTTATTCGCATTTTTTACATGAATTATTTTCTTATTGTCATCAAACGTTTAATGAATCAAATAATTGTAATCAGTTGACTGGATTTTATAGCATGGAAATACCAATTATTCAAACATTTCGTGATTTTTGGGATAATTATTTTCATCATTGTGAAGATGAATATTATTTTGAAATAAGCGAAATATTACATTTATTCCACAGTCATCATAAACAAAAAAAAATAAATTTGAGTGAATCAACTATTTATATTATTCTTCAATTATATTATTCACAATTTACCATTGTAAATGGTAAAAGTGTACATAACGTGAAATGTTCATTTTGGGATAAAAAACAAGAAATTAATCTTTTCATTGAAAAAGAAAAGATCAATATAAAAGACAATGTACACACATTGTATAAAAAATATTGTTCAACCACTCAACAACTAAAAATCAGCAAAAAGTATTTTACATTGTATTTGGATAAATTACGTTCAGACAATAAAAAGAAAGAATAATTAAATTCGATCTAATGTTTTGATACATTCCATTTCCCGAATAGAACATTTTTTATTACAATAATAACATAAATGAATAAATTCATTTATAAGTACAAGGATACTGGAACAAAAAATGGGGTATAAATTCATTTTAACCGAATAAATTAACATAGTTGAACATGACGCACATATTGTTACATTTGTCCATATTGTTACATTTTCCCATTTATTGGATTGAATTCGTTGATATGTTTTTGGAAAAATACTTAAACTTATCAATAAACAACCAATATATCCAAAATAATTATAATTCATATATAAATAATAAGGTGACTTTTATTTCATATTAAATGTAATTAAAAGCAATGCAAAGACAAATGCAAACAAAATACGAAGAAAGTAAATACTATTATAAACACCTTGAATATATACAATATATTTTTGCCATTTATTCATACATACACAATCTTTCTTAGAAATAAAATACATTAATATGGAATTTAATGAAACATAGCCTGATATAAATAAAAATAAAATTACCGATAAGATGACGAAAAATTTCATACCAGATTTGCTACCTCCTTTGAATAATTGTCTTTTATACATGGTAATAAATATAATAAAAATACCTAATGAAACCATTTCAAGAATTTGATATAATTGAAGAAATTCTACATTTACTTTGTATTTTGGGTGTTGATTTTCTACAAAACAAGCACATTCTTTCATTTGTTCAAGATAGTAATATACGCTTAACAATATTCCAAAACTAATAATAGATAATAATATTTGTATTATATATTTGCCATTCATTCTATACTATTATATAATATTTTTTTTAAAAATTATATTATTTTTTCAATATCTTCTATAAATTCATCTAAACATGCATTTTCAAATGTAGAATAATCAATATTATAATCAATATGTCGGTATTGATTTGGTTGTAAAGCAACAACTTGAATAGGTGCCGGCCAATGCGTTGTAGTGCGTAATTGTTCTAAACAATGTTTGCGAAACTCTTGTTGAATCATTACATTTTCATCATGATTTTTAGGGAAAAAACATATGTATTGAATCATTCTTTCTTCACTGTTTGGTGCCCCAAATTGATTTTGATGAAAAACACGACTATCCCAAATTACCATTGAGCCTCGTGGAACATGTAAAACGCGCCTAGAATCATATATTTTTGCTAAATAATCAGGATTAATAATTTGCCAATTTCTAGTATCATGTTCCATATTTAATTCTTCAAAATAGGATTTATGAAGTAAATGACTTCCTTCGTATACAACAAATGTTCGTTCTTTGTTTTCGGTTAAAGAAACATAGGATTGAAAACATTGAAATCCATCGTAACAAGGCGCTTGATCGCTATGTGTCCAACACATATCTTCATTTTCGCATGTTTTTGGTATGTAACAACAACCATCAAATGATGTAATTAACTCATCACAATTCCATAAAGTTTTAAAAATATTTTGAACACTTGGACGCGTTCGAATATACCACGCATGCCAAGTATGACCAGCATTATAAAATTTATGAATTCCATTTCCATTTATATTTGATTCAACATAATCAATATCATCTATACTATTTCGCCATTTATGAAAAGATTCAACGCATGTTTCCACTTCGTCTTCGGTTAACACATTTGGAACAATACAATATCCTTTTGTGCGTAATGATTCAACAGCATCGTTCATTAATATATTTAATTGTAATTTATTTAAATACTTGTATTTAAATATTTCATTGCCTTGCCCATCGAAAAGTATTTGAAAAGTGAATAAAATAAAACATATTTTTTTCTATATGTTTTATTTATGTTATTCTAAAAATATGGATATGTTTATATATATTATAAAAAATTAATCATCAGATGGTTCATCCGATTGTTGACGGCGATTTTCACGGTTCATTTTGTCAACTTGACACATGAGCAACCCATTTTCCATGGGAGCTTTGATCTGTCCAATCTTGACCTTATCGCCTTCCATGGATTCTTCCGCACCGACAACATATTCACCTTGTTTAAGGTAACGGAAACCATCTTCCATCACAATAACGCTGTGATGAACAAAAAATTGCTTTTTTTCGCTATCTTCAACAAAACCATAGCCTTTTTTCTTACTGAACCATTTTACTTGATACATCTTTTACTCTTTATATACCTTCATATAGGTATGTGTTTAAATGTATTTATACATACATTTAATTTTGTATTTAAAGAACAATGAGGAACACGATCATCTTCTTTGTCGTATCATAAAAAATTGATTTCATATTTGATTTAACATATAAAAAGCACAACATGAAACGTTACAATTTAACTACACTATTTGCACTATTTGTCCATTATGGAAATGCGTACATTTATCATAACCATATTTCTTTAAAAATGCCATATAATTTACATTATACATCAACTATCTCAAATGATGTTAAAATTATAGATATGGATGATGCTTATAAATTATCATCTTTTTGGTACGAAGAGATGAAATATCAACAAAAATATGAAGAACAAGAACAAACTGACACGTTTAATAGACGTAATATTAAATATCTATATTCAAATAATAATGATGATTATTTGAATATGAATAATATGATGAATTTCAAATATAACGTAGAAACAAACAATCTGAATACGAATGAATATATTATTTGGAAACCAAAAATAAAACCTCAATTTATGAATGAGAAAAAGACAAATTCTTTATTTTATCCTTGTTTTCGACAATGCATGTGTTTGATTGGATTTCAACGTTCTTTCAATGATATTTATATTGAAAATATGATATATAGTCCTTTTTGGAAAGGAGATGTTCGTTATATACAAAAAAAAACAAAAACAACATTAATTGATTATTTTCTAAGTGAATTAAAGTATAGAGAAATACATTTTTGTGATGCTTAAACATTCTATTATTTAATAGGAGTCAAATGTATATGTTCATCTTTTGCTAAAATACTATTAAATACTCTTATATGTTTTTTAAAAATAGGTAATAACTCCATAAAAAATACAATTATAGCCATATGAACTGTTAATTCTAATGTTGTATTTGGTATAAATTTCTTATAAAATAGACTTGGTATAGATGGAAATAATAACCCAATTTTTTTAACATAGAAAATAATAATTATGAAAATGACAACATCTAACCAAAACTTTAATAAATACTTTATAATATCATAAAGAGATTGTTTTGGTTTTAGTGGAATTAAATGAATTTTGTTAAAATAATACTTATTTAAAATAAACGCGCAAATCGTAATTAAAACAATGTAAATAAATGAATATTGTATAATTTCAATAATTTTACACATTCTAATTATATCAAATGTAAAAATATCATGGAATTTTTCTTGAAATGATGACATTATAGATACTATATATTTTATATTTTTACATATAACATAATACGAATATAATTATGATAATCGTTTAAAGACATATAATTTTCTATATCTATATGCGAATCATGTATATAGTTCACTTTGTAATGTTTTATTTGGTAGAGTCGGTATACCCTGGAAAAAAATGGTTAACCATATGTAATAATAGCAAAAAATGGGCAGAAAATAAAACACTTTCGTTAAAAACATATTTACAAGATAATTTAGATGTTTTGTATTTGTAAATCTTCTTCTTGTTCTTCTTCTTGTTCTTGTTCTTCTTCTTGTTCTTGTTCCTCTTCTTCTTCTTCTTCGTCTTCTTCTTCTACCTCTTCTTCTTCGTCTTCTTCTTCATCATCAATGTCTTCATTTACAACAACTGCGTTTTCATCATCATCATTATCATCTTCTTGTTCATCATTGTCTTCGTCATATAATCTCTCATCTTCATCTGTCCCTTCTTTTGAATCTTTACTTTCACTTTCACTGTCGCTATCGCGAATGGAATCACGACGAGCGTTTATTGCCGCTGAAATAGCTCCCAATAAAGTGTCACCCTCTGTATTTGTAGCTATTTTTTCTTTTTCTGCTTTATCTTTTTCAATATCTTCAATGGATATTTTACTTAGAGTAGCTCCTCCTTTTGCTTCTTTAATTTGTTCAAATAGTGATAATGAACTTGTTGGTATATGTTGTTGTTTTTTCATATTGATTGAATCATATACTCCATTAAATGATTCATCATCGGTTTCGTCATTTTCATCTATAAATGAAGATTCATCTTCTTGTGAATCATCAGCAATACTTGATTCTCCATTATCAAAAGAAATTTCGCTTGGACTCTTGTGAATTATTGTATGATTAAACGCGTGATCTACGCTACCGTGATTCTCAACATTTTCTTCTGAAATATTAGACAATGGCGATGCTGGTTTAAAATTATGTATATTGACCAAGTTAAACTTTTTATAACGCATAGAATGTAAATTCTTTATATTTTTTGTTTCTTTATTCTTTTTTTTTAATTTATCTTGTGCGTTTTGTCTTAAATTTATAAGTTGAAATTTCATTATATATATAAGAAAATATTTATAATATAAATTTTGAACTTACGTAAATTTATATTATAGGATAATTTCATGATCATGAATTTCAGTGTTGTTGATTTTGGAGCCACTCCGGCCAGTTATAACTGGCGGCGGCGCTCGTGACATGGTGCTTATCTCTTGGGATTGTGTTGATTATCAAAACGTAATGTAGCTTGTATTTTGGGTCTAGGCTGCGATTGTAGTACTTTTCCCCTTCTTTATTTCATACACATTTTCGCTTATAATGCCTTGACGCTGTGCCCATGCCGGCGTTGGATTCTCGTTGTTGGATACCCAGCCGTTGGATACCCAGCCGTTGGATTCTCCTTCTGACGAATTGTTGGCATTCTCCTTAGAGTGAGGTTGATTATTCGTCATCTCGGGGGTGGCGTGATTGATGATGTGTTCTTTTGTGAATATTTTATGTTTTTTATCTGGTAGTGTTATTTGTCTATCATATTTTGTATTATCCTTATATTGCCTTTTATCAAATATCTTTTCAAAAATCTCATATAAAATGTTGTATTGGATTTTAATTAAAGGATATTTGTCCAGAGAATAGTATTCGTTGTCAATGTTAGTTAATTCGTCTAATTCAATCTTAGACATATCAGGCCGCCATGCCCCGACGAATTTGCCTTTGTACGGTGTTCGCATTGCCAGGTCTTCTTGTATAAGTTGTGGGTCAGTACTCAGAATCTTCTTATTAGCGGCGGTGTCCAAGGGGTTGGTCAAGGATTCTTGTACTAACGCTGGAAATAAACACTCGTATAGTATACGCCCCGTTGCCCATATATCCCATTCAGTTGTGAACTTAGTCGAATCCGTCGTCCATTTTTTTGGGGGAAGATACAGGCTGGTCCCACGTAAATCAGTTCTTTTTTCGTTCTTTTTACACGATAATCCAAAATCAATTAATTTTATTTGAACCGTATTCATATCATCAAGATTAGGGTAATTTTTCAACATTATATTTTCCGATTTTAAATCCATATGAAGATAATTGTTTCTATGTATACATTCTAATGCACTAAATAATTGTTCTTTTAATTCAGCAACAAACCTTACTTTTTTATGAAATTCAATTGTGTTATTAGTATCACCTTGTAGTTCAAGGTATTGTTTTCCATGTAATTCTTTTTTACTGTATTCCAAACTATATTTAAAACCGGTGCTAGTAACATTATTTGTTATATAGTCATATAAACTAAGTTCATTATACTCTAAAATTCCGTAAACACCTACGAGACTTGTCTGTTGACTGAGTTGGTTCAAGAAGGCGGGAAGTGCTCCTCCCTTTATATCAAACTTACCATAATCATAAACATTACAAATATTGGGGCATTTTTCAACAGCTCTTTGAAAATGCAATCCGTTAATTTCATCTTGCATGATACGGTTTCTTTGGTTGATATCCTTACGATACTTTGTTAATCGCACAACAATATGTTTATCATTATCCATATCTATTTTAAAAACACTATTGAATGCACCACTAGCAACAAACTGTTGATTTATCCTATCATAATCCCCAGTTATAAATGTTTCAAGTTTTGTATTTAGATCTTCCCTTGATATAATTATACCATGTTTCTTTAACCTTTCATGTAGTGGTGTACATTTAAGTTCTTCATCACCACACTTATCTTTATCTCTTCCCAAATCTTTGCTTCTTCCCCAATTCCACTCTCCTTTTTCTGAATATTCTATACACTCCATACACTTGCTTACAAGAGTAGCATCAACCTGGTCTTTTATTATTTTAATTCTCGTTAATAATTCAATTAACTTTTCACCATCAAAATACCATTTATTGACGTTGGATGAGAAAGAACCCATATCCATACCGGTTTCCCCAACGTAAAATCTCAAAGATTGATCTGTCAAATATGTATTCGCTACTCTTTGAAATCCACGAGTTATCTTACTCCTCCATCCCTCCAAAGCTTTAATTTTTTTTCCTTTTATCGTCCATTTTGTATATGGTTGTACAATATTTCCGTGTGTCTTTACATGAGCATCTTTTTTCTTATAATAATCTACGGATTTATCAACAATTATACCAGAATGAAATGTATAATTTTTCTTAAAAAAATTTTTATATTCAGCTGGTGTTGATGACTCTGAACTGCTAGTAAATAGTGTAGCTCTCTTGCCCAGCATCCCATTTTTTACTGTATAAATGTTATTTGTTTTGAATTTGTGGAATACTTTATTAGGGTCAAGATTTTCTGGCACGCGCCCTTCTTGCTTGAATTTATCAAAAATTGATTTATGATTTAAATCAAACCATAAAAGCATATCCTTATTATCGTTTAGCATATTTTCCCAATAAAAAAGTATACGGTTCTGTGGTTTCTTTAAACAAAGTCCACCGCGATCTACCGTATCACATTTGTCTATAATACCAATAAGATGAAGACCTTGAAAATTTAAATTATCATTTATCATGTTCAAAAACAAATTATGTCGAGTTTTTACCCCAAGACCTCCCTTTAATGTTTTTCTCTTTCTTTTCACAAGTGATTTTCTTTTTACATTTTTTCTTTTTTTGGTATGTCTTTTGAATTTCCTTTTTCTCGTATATTTCATATATATATTACATTAATATTTTAATACAATATAATGAAAAATAAGACAAAATTAAACGATGAATCTCTTAAAAAATATGTTGGAATTCTTGTTCTATTATTTACCCTTTTGATTATAGTATTATGATAACTTAATATAAATGGCAAAAAAGTGGAAAAATATAAAACCACATACTTTAAAATCAAGACAAAAAATGCGTAAAAATTACGGGTTGACTTGTTTTTTAGAACCAAAAACATTAAAGTACCCCGTTTGTAATAAATATAATGGAAAAAAGGAATGTATGGGACATTATGCCGCACAATATTATTTAAATATAAATATTGGAAAATTAAAAAAGAAAAAGAAGAAACAATATTTAAAAAAAAGCAAAAAATATATAAAATTATTAAAAAAATCTAAACAATATACCAAAAAAAAATGTGTTTAATCTATTCCATTAATCGTATCAATCAAAACGTCAATTTGAGCACAAGTTTGTGTACAATCTTTATATGTTTCTTTTAAGTTTTTCAATCCTTGTATTGATTTACTTAAATATTCTCTATAATTAAGATTATATTCACATCCCAATACAATTTGACCAGATGGTGTTTCGTCATCATCTTCGAGTTTATCAATTAATTCTATTGCTGCGTCAATACTCGTTCTAATTTTTTTCAACATTTCATTACGATTATCCTGTCTCAACCAACGTCGAATACCAACTGGAACAATACTATCGTATTCTACATTTAGATATTGTCCTTTTGTAATTAGTTTTTGACCAACTTCTACTTTTTCTAATACTTTTAAGTTGACACACACATCTAATTCTTCCATATATGTTGTATATAATTATATTTTAAGTTTGTATCATAAAATATGTATTATTTTCGCGAATTCCATATTGTCCAATAATTCTAGGCGTTTCAACAGAATTTAAAATATCTTCCATACAATAAATATTATTATTTTTATCAATATACCTGGAAATACCGTTAATATCTTGTAACCACAATTGTATTGTTTCGGTTTGCTTGTTTGATTGTACTTGATCCGTTGTACCATAATGTGCCCCTTTCATATGTGTGCCACAAAACATTACACCGGAAGTTTTTTGACGTCTGCTACAACGATCACCATTACATTTAAGAGCAATACAACGATTAAAATCAGGCACATTATTTTTAAGACGTTTTCGTTTTTGAAAATCTTCTTTATGAAGTTCTATATTTGGAAAGTCACGCATAAATTGTATAAATTCATTTGTTTTATTCACATCATTAACCGAAATTTGTGCATTATTTTTTTCAATCCATGTTTGCATACTTGTGATCATTTCTTCCATATGTTCATTTACTTTTAGACGAATGTTTTTTTCCATTTCTTTATATTGTTTTCTTTTATATATTTAAATCAATTTTTAAGTATAGTTTCAAAACAATATAAAGACCAATCTATAAATAGCTCTTTCTCACTGGTAATAATGCAAAAAGTAAAACTAAAATACTAAGCCAAATAAAATAAGTGTATCCCATCTCATGACTAATATCGAAAAAAGTCAATATATGTCTAATGACCTTGAATATGAAAAAAAAGATGAAAAGAAATAATAAGATTCTTCCCATTTTGCTCTTTAAAATTATAGATAGCATTACACTCATTTTATTTTCGGATTCTGAATTTGTATTTGTATTTGAATCGTTTGGCGCATCATTTGGTATATCATTTGGCGCATCATTTGTTAAATTTATATATGATTGAAATCTTTTTTTATCTTTGACATGACTAGAATTTAAAAAATTACTTTCTCTATCATTTAGTTCATCCTTGATAAATTGTGTTAAATTTTGTTTTAACAATTCCAAATCATTATCTGAATGTTCTGTTTGGTTATAATTGTTTAGAATAGCACCAGACTTTTTTTGAATAATACTAAATGCTTTATCCAACTTAGATTTACTATTTGGATACTGATTTTTATATTTGTCAATATCAGATTTTATTGATTCAACATATTTTTCTAATAGTGGTTTTATTTCATAAGCATTTTCTATTGACATTATTTTGATTTTTTTTTTGATTTCTTTCAATATATCCTTGGGTTTTATTGACTCGGCGTTTGGTGTACCATTATAATTCGCATTATTCGTCAAAGCACTAATTCTATTATTATTATTATTATTATTATTATTCGTGAAAGTACTTATTGTATTATTGTTAAATATACTTTCAGGATCCGCATCTAGAACAAATGAGTCAACCCCGTCTTTTTCCATTTCCGAAATTACTGCTGATTTTGGTACACCCGTACGAAGCATTGTGAAATACTTTTGGAATCGCGGATCATCTTTTATCTTTATGTTGATAGATGTATTGTCACTGGATGAACTGCCACTGGATGAACGGCCACTGGATGAACGGCCACTGGATGAACTGCCACTGGATGAACGACTACTGGATGAACGACTACTGGATGAACTGCCACTGGATGAAGTGCCACTGGATGAAGTGCCACTGGATGAACTGCTACTAGATGAACTATTTGTATTTCTTGATCCTATATTATTATTATGAGAATCGAAGTCTGAGTATAATTCTGTTGCTTTTGGGTATAATACTTTAGCTTTCTTTACTGAAATAGGCTCTGTTATAGGAAAAGGTTTTCGTCGAGCAACATTATTGGCTGAATCAATATTAAAATTTATTAAGCTATCACCTAAACTAGAATTCGTTTCTGAATTCATGAGATCTTCAAAATTATTATTGCCAATGCCGGCTGCTGCTGCGGCATCTTTATCTTTATTATCAGAAGAAGTAGTAGGTAAATGAGTTGGAATTGTACCGACACCTTTTAACGCCTTTTCAACTCCCTGTTCTTTAATCTTTTCGGAGTTGATTGGTTTGGTTGGTACATTGGGCATAATACTATTGATTTGTCTTTGTCTTTGCTCGATGTTGTTTAGAGTGATTGGGTTGGTTGGTACATTGGGCATAATACTATTGATTTGACTTCTTGTTTGATTAACGCGCCCGCGAAGTGGTTGTCTAAGTCTTTGTTGCATTAGTTCCCTTTGTTTGTTTCTAAGATGTTGTTTTCCAAGATTTTGTTTGTGTATGTACTTACTTGTCGCATTTTTCATTTGTTTTAATTGCTTCTCTCTCAAATCCCTAAATTTTTTTGCTTCTTCTAATGCACGAATTCTATTTGTTACTTTAGACATTCTTATACATTATCATGATTAAAATTTTTTTTCTTCAACTTAATATTTTCTTGTATACGAACGTCTCTATTTTCCATAATATAATTACACAACTTGTCGGCTTCTTCCTGAGAAGAGTCTTGAAAATATTTACCTAATACGTCATTAAGATATTTTTTATTAATAGGTTTTTTAATATTATTTTTAGTGTATGTCAATTGTCCGCTATTACAATCAAAACAATCTATCTCATTTTCTTTCATAACTTTCATTAACGTTAAATTTAGATCTTTTTTTGATTTTCGCATTATTCTTAGTTTTTTCGACATTTCGCTTATTTCATTTTCTAAATCAATCCATTGTTTAATTGTAGTTACCAATGATTGATTATCCATAATATTATAATGAAGTTATATTTAATTGTTTATTTTTAAGATTAAAATGACGTTTACATAATTTTGTTGTTTTATCATATATTTTACATTTACAAGGTTTTCCATTTTTTAGGATTTGTGTACAAATTTCATCTGTATGAGTATGTTGTTGTTTTTTTTCGATTTGTTTATGATGTGTAAAACAATAATTTCCGCTAGAAAAACAATGTCCATTATTCGTACACGTTGTTCCTTTTTTCGATCCATGTTTAAAAACGTGGACACATGTTAAATAATTATTGGAAAATATACGATTTGTTGGATTAATATTTTTTAATGATGTTGATTCGTAATATGGTATAAATAAATCATGTTTTTTACGACAATATGGGCAAATATGATATTTCAACGATTTTTGTGTTACAAGCAAGTGATTTAAAATAGCATCATATTCAAAACAATGCATACATTTTAGTTGAATTTCGTGTTTAATAGGTTCTTTTGTAATAAAACAAACTTGTCTATTTTCAATCGCAGATGTTTCTTTTGAATGTTGTAATTCATGTGTTTCTAACCATTTCATTGCATCATTTAAATTCATAGTGTTCCTTTAAAGACTATTTCCATAATTTTTTATATATATTTAATAAATAATAATAATGAAAAAAAGTGAATGGGGTCCACATATTTGGAAAACGATTCATTGTTTAACGATCCGAATCAAAGATGACCATTTTGAGAAATTAAAACCACAGTTAATGAATATATTAAGTCAAATTTGTTCAAATTTACCATGTCCAACATGTTCTTCTCATGCGTCTACCTATATGCGAAAATATAGATTTAAACATATTAATACAAAAGAACAATTAATACGTTTCTTTTATCAGTTTCACAATGAAGTAAACAAACGATTACATAAAAAAAATATTTCTTATGAAGATATGATTAAAATACATGAAAAGGTGAATTTTAAAAATACATTGAGTACTTATTACAATATACATCATCAGATTAAATTTAGCGAAAGATTAATGAATCATGGATTTCATCGTAAATTATTTTTAGAACAATTCAAAACATTTGTACGGTCAAATATAGACTGTTTTCATTATTAATATTACTTCGCAACCGTGGAGATTAATTCGCCATTTTTATATACTTTACATTTAAACTTTTGTTCACTTGGCATACTACATACTTGTTTGTCTGAAATATAATCTGTACTATACAACATACTTGGCATTATATTACTAATTAATATAACCCAACCCATACCAATAACAATTGCCGATATAATAGACATTATAATTGCTGGAAATCTAGCACATCCAGAATGAAATTGAATCAAAATATCTGCTCCAATAATCATGAATAATGAAAAGATTAATGAAAAATTCATCATAAAATTTTGAATCATGGGTATAAATAGATATATAAATGTATAAGTGTATACAATAATCCCAAATGGTAATTGATCATTTAAAAGTGAAGAAAATCCAAATGCACTACACATAGCTTTGGACGTTATATTTGTATCAGCAGGAAGCATTGTATTTACAATATTTGAAAAAAACAAAACGACAATAAGACCTATAACATAAAAAATCCCTTTTATATTTGTATTAAAAATGCTAAGTAATATAAAAAATCCAATTAATACATAAGGACCAACCATTGAAAAAAAATATATATTTGGCCATGCCATATTTGTTTTTTTTAATGATGGATTGTTAACTGAATTAGATACACCATTTTGATTTGTTGACATATTATATATTATAAATATAAATTAAAAAAAGAACTACATAATTTATATAATGGGTATCCCAAGTTACTTCAATTTTATTCTTAAAAATCATAAAAATATTTTAATAAAAAAACAATTTTTAAGATGTGATGATTTATGCATTGATGCGAATTCATTAATATATGATTGTATTCATGAATTAAAGGAAGTCAATGATTACGATATAGTATATAAAATGGTTTATGAACATATTATGACTTTGATTTCGGTGATAAATCCTGCTCGAAATACATATGTTTGTTTTGACGGGGTTCCAGCATTTCCAAAAATGCTACAACAGCGTCAAAGACGATTTAAAAGTGTATTAACCAAACAAATACTACAATCACAAGAATCATGGAATACAAATCATATTACACCTGGAACCATTTTTATGACTGGGTTAGATGATTATTTATCACAAAAATTTAAAAATCAAAAAAAAATTATATTTAGTGGAAGCGACGTCCCTATGGAAGGAGAACATAAAATATGTAATTTGATACGTTCGCGGTCATCTTCATATATTGATAAAAATATTGTAATATACGGTTTAGATGCGGATTTAATTATGTTGGGTCTTTTACTTCACGCAGAAGGATTTAACACTTATTTATATAAAGAAACGAAACACTTTGAATATATTTCAAATGTAGATAAAGATGAATATTATTATTTTTGTTTGAATGTATTGGCATCTGAAATCGATATTTTATTGGCAAATGAGAATAAAATTCAATCCGTTATGGATTATATTTTTATTTGTTTTTTGTGTGGAAATGATTTCATGCCTCATTTACCTTCTATACAAATACGTAATGATGGAATACATCAATTGATAGATAGTTATAAAAAAACAAATAAGCCTCTTATATGTTGTGATAATAAAACTATACAATGGACTTCTTTTAGGAATTTTGTCCAAACCCTGTGTAACAATGAAGAAGATCATATAAAAGAGAATTTACAATGGAAAATAAATGCAAAGAAATATGTGAAAGGTATAACTTATGAAGATAAACTTAATTTTTTACCTTGTATGGACGTCGAAAAAGAAAAATATTTGTTAGATAATATGGATACATATAATTCTTATATATTAGAAACAAATGAATGTGCAGATGTATGTAAAAGTTATTTGAAAATATTAGAATGGACGTGGTATTATTATAATGGAATGAATAATGATAATCGCGTTTATTATAGTTATTCATATGGACCTAAATTTACAGATTTATTTGAATATATTCCAATTTTCAATAGTCACACCTTTTTAGATACCGAATATACGCAACCTGATATTGATGTCTATACTCAACTCTTTTTTGTATTACCGCATATAAATCATGAAGAAATTATACCACCTTCTATATATCAATCTTGTTATAAAGACGTTTACACTCATTTGCCGCAAATGAAAAATATGAATTATAGTTTTCATTATTTTTTGTGTAAATATTTTTGGGAAAGTCACTTACATATGGATAAGATCAATATTGATACTCTAAATAATATTATTTTACATTTAAAAAATTGAAATAGTTATTCTTTTATACAAAAAATACACACGAACAAAAACAATGAGTAAAAGTGCTAGTTCAAATTCAAAAGCGGGACTCAGCTTTGTTGGAGTTATTCAAATTGTATTCATCATTCTCAAATGTACAAAGAGTGGAGTCGTTGAATCGTGGCCATGGTGGAAAGTCATGTTGCCGATTATTTGTAGTATAGGGCTAATGTGTTTCTTTGGTTGTATTGCGTGTTGTGGAGTTATCATAACGCATATGTGTTATAACGATAAAAAAATAAATAAAGTACATGTTGAAATTCCGAATAAACCTAAAATTGTTGTTAGCACATGTAATGATAGTACTATTTACCGCGTCGTATAGAAAATAATTTAATGTTTATATTATTCATATTCAATTATATAAATGTTATATGTATAATTGAATTTATTATTTACGTTATATATCCAATAAATAAAAAAAAATAGATATCAATACATATGCACACTCATGATTCCATTTATTTAGAAACGCGTGAAGATTTAATTAAACTATTAAATCAATCAAATTATGATTATATTATTATTAAATTTAAAGCAACTTGGTGTAAACCATGTAAAACCATTGAACCATTTGTAAATCAACAAGTGTCTAACAAATTCAAAGAATTAAACGAAAAACAAAAGACAAACGTGTTTCTATATATTGAAGCCGATGTAGACGAATGTGTTGACCTATATTCTTTTTTAAAAAAAATGAAAAGAATAAATGGTGTTCCATCTATGATTTTATACGATAAAAGTGTATATAGTCAATTTGAAGATGAATATAAATATATTCCCCAACAATGTGTGACCGGTTCATATGAAAATAAAATTAAGCAATTATTTGATATGATTCAGTAAAAAATAGGAAAAAAAAATATTATACTCAATCATATGGATATTGATTTAAATGAAGAACATTATGAATTTGAAGATTTACTTCAATTATTTAATCTTAGCCCTGAATTTGATGAAAAAGATTTAAAAGCCGCAAAAAAAAAGGTATTGAAATTACACCCTGATAAATGTGAATTACCAAAAGAATATTTTTTATTTTTTAGAAAGATGTATCTAAAAATAGAAGAAATATATGCATTTATGAATCACGCATCAAAAGAAGAAGATTTATCCCGTTCTATTGATATTGAACCTCACTTTAAAGATTTTTTAGAAAAACAATCTATTGACCCCATAAAAAATTATAAACAATTTTCATTAGAGTTTAATAAAATGTTTGATCATGTGTATATTAAAGAAGAAAATGGATATGGAGATTGGCTAAAATCAAAAGATGATTTTTATGATAAAGATAATTTAGAAGAAAGTCGTAAAAAAATAATTCAAAATAAATTAACAACCGTTACAGAGATTGAAGAAGTTGGATTAGAACCGACTCAACAATTGTACGCATTTGATATAAAAGAAACACATGGAAAGCCCATTATGGATATGGATATTAATGAAGTTTATGAACAAAAACCAAAATTTCAAAATGTTCACGAATATCAACAATTCTTAACGAAACAAGATGAACAAAATATGCCTACTAATTTACAACAAAGTCAAGACTTTTTAAAATATAAAGAAGATTTATTAAACCTACAATCTAAAAAAATGGCATATCAACACATGAAACAAAAAGAAAATACCGATGAAAAGTATAAACACTATATTTCAACTTATTTGTCTTTAAATTAATCATTTATGTTTGAATAAAATTTATTATATGTATATATTAATGAGTATAATATATTGGATTTCGCTTATCATTCTTTTGTTCTTTATTTATAATTATGTTCTAGAACATTCAACAAGCGCAAATTATAAAGTATTAAAGAATCAAAAATATCTAAAATTTGACGACAGCATACAAATTGAACAATATAATTATGAAAATTATAATAATATAGAATCATTAAAACGAAACAAAATATTTATTCATATTCCTTATGAAAAAAATGAAAGAAATTGGAGCGATTTTTATGGACGTAGTTCAAATCAATTGAATATAGATTTATGTATTTTATGTATTAAGTCTGTGATTTATCATTGTGCGCATAAATATGATATTATTTTGTATAATAATTACAATGTTGGAACATTATTGAATGAACCAAATCAAGAAGATTTATGTAATATTAAAAATCCTTCCCAATTATCCGGAGTAGATTTAACACAATGGGAAAATTACTGTAAGGCAAAAATAATATATAAATATGGAGGAGTTATAATGGACCCTTATTTTTTCTTTTACGATTGTCCATTGGACTATATCATGTTTCCAAATACATTTCATGTGTTACACCACACCAATGAAGGACTCAATGTTTCATCTAAACCATTAATACCTAGTACAAATCATTGGTTAAGTTCTCCACCAAAAAATAAAAATATGAATACGTATATTAAATACTTACAACATTTATGTATTCATTATTATAGTGTTGATCATAAGCACTTTGACAAAACATTCGAAAAATTATACTTATTACCGTCATATAATCCTAAATATATGGGAATCATAGATATCAATGATAAACCGGTTGAATCTCGGGATTTATTAAAAAAAGAGGAAATTGTATTTGATAATGATGCCTTTTGTCTATTTATTAATATTCCTTTTTTCAAAAAATATACACAACATGCATATATTTTAAAAATGAACGAATCTCAAATCAAATCTTCCAATACATTTTTGGGGGAATTCATTTCTCAGTATTGTTCATAAATATATGATATTCAACTTGATATTTAGATTGATGATATTTTACTTTTTTCTCAACTTTTATATTATTTCTTTTCATAATTTGTCGTAATAATGTATTAAATGTATTGTACGTATAGGGTGCTCTTTCTAAATAAAAATGTTTATTTTTAAAATAATATGGTCTTAATTCATCAATAAATGTATTTAATGTATTATCAAAATTTAGTTTTTTAAACACTTCTATGTTGTATACATAATAATCTTGTTCCATGATAAAATTATCAACAACGAATGATTCAAATATATCAACGTATTTTTGAATAATTTGTTGAATCATAATTAAATAAGACCTTCTTTTTTTTTTTGAATATCGTGGGTTAAAAGAATTATAAAAAACTTATGATAACGTCCATTATAATATTCGTTAATATAATAACAAATGATTTCAATGGCAAAATAGAGTTGTTCTTTTGTTTTTACATAAGAATATAAGAAATATAAAATATCACTTAAATCATACCCATCATCAAATAGTGATAATAATAACTTATTTGCTTCTATATGATTGTTATCATTTATGTAGCTAAAATAAGAAGAAAATATAGATTCATCAAAACACTGATAATATTCGTAAAAAGACATATAAGAAATATAGGTAATGTTTAATAATTTCATTTTTTCTATAAACAATTTTAAAGATGTTGCATTAATAGATGTATTGTTTTTTATGAATGACATACATTTATCATCAAGTTGTATATTTTCATTTTTACACCATTCTTTTAAAATCGCAAAAAGTTGATTATGATTCATTTTTTGAGTATGAAATAGTTGAAATCTAGATTTTAAAAATTCTTTGATTTTAAATATATTTTTAGATTCAATGATAAAATGAACTTTTTTTGTGTTTTTAAAAAAAAAGTATTTATCCATCATTGCTTTTAATTCTTGTTGACTTTGTTCATTTAGATCATCAAAATTCTCTATATATACTAATTTATCACTATTAATATGATTTTGACAAAAAATAGTCAATTCATTGGGGGATTGATGTAATGATAAATCTTGATACTGATTATAACAAAAGATTAATTTGTCTTTTTTTATTTCAGGATAGGTATTCGTAAAATAATTCATAATACATTGTAACAATGTAGATTTACCGGAATCATGTGGGCCCACACACGCAATGTTAAAATTATTATTTTTTATACAAGAAGAATAAAATGTTTCCCATTTATCTAAATTAGGAATATGTATTGATTTAACTATATTCATTTTATCAACATATAAGTATAAATTTATATCTTATTTCATAAAACATATATATATGGAAAATTATTATTCTATTTTAGGAGTTTCAAATAATGCGAAAGAGAATGAAATCAAACAAGCATATAGACAATTAAGCTTCCAATATCATCCTGATAAAAATGGAGGAGATAAAGTAAAAGAAGAACAATATAAAAAAATTAATGAAGCCTATGATACTTTAAAAGATTCAGCAAAACGAAAACAATATGATTATGAGATTTGTATGATGCAATCACCGTCCTTGGCAGGAGAATCAGAGTTACATGATATATTAGGTCAACTATTTGGAGGTATGAATCCTCGAAAATCAAAAAAAAACAATGCTCCTATGTTTAATCCTATGGAAGATATGATGTTTATGTCTTTTTCTCCTGGCATGAGTCCTGGCATGGGCCCTTCTTCAATGTTTCAATCACAAGAAACATGTATTGAAGATATCAATCATACGGTTCAAATAACCTATCAACAAGCATATGATGGAATAAACATGCCTATTACAATATCAAGAGATATCACATTGGGAAATCATAATTATGAAGAAGATGAAACATTATACGTAAATATACCTAAGGGGGTTGATCATAATGAAATTATAACCATATCACAAAAAGGACATATAAAAGACAAACAACAGAGTAATGTTAAAGTACATATTGAATTATTACAAGATGCTCAATTTCAAAGACAAGGTATTGATTTAAAATATGTACATAAAATCTCTTTCAAAGAAAGCATATTGGGATTTTCATTTGTATTAGAACATTTGAATGGACAACATATTAAAATCAATAATCCAAAAGGAAAAATTATTTTGAATAAATCTACAAAGATAGTTAAACAATTAGGATTTTCAAGAGGAGAATCGTGTGGTAATTTAATTTTAGAATTCCAAATCAATCAACCAGAGCCGCTTACAACAGAACAAATTGTTCAATATGAAAATATATTTGAACTTAAAAAATAAGAAATAATATATCGCGTTCCTGAATTCATGGGTAATACGCCATGAAGATGTTTCATTCCACTATATATAATAATATCTCCTTGATTCATATCTACAATAGGAAGTGTTTCAAATGACTGGATAAACTCCTTTTTTTTGGTTTCATTCTCTTGTAATACATTATCGTAATAATTCATATATTTTTGAGATGTTTTTCGATCGAAAATATAAAATTCACCACCGGAATATTTACTAGTATCTGATAATAATACATTTACGGTAATAATATTTTCATCGGTATGAATACTTAAATCTTCTCTTTCGAATGTATTATATTTTCGAATGAAAACCCAGTCTATTTTTAATTTTGTAAGTAATTTATATTTTAAACATGTTTTTTTCAATATAGGAGAAATAGAATTTTGATAAATATCTTTTACATATTTCCATAATACTTTATTTTGAATCGGGGTATTATCTTCTATGCTACTATATACATCAATTTGATATACCTTTTTTGAATCCACTGGTTCTTTATATGTTTCATAAGTATATTCATTTGATTTATTAATAATTGTATTACACAAGTCTTTGTTTACAACATCTTTATATATTTTATTTGTATAAGATAATAAATGATTTTCAATAAGAATAATGATAAAACATACAACAATACTTGTTATAGTAAGTAATAAAATTGTATTCATATATAAAATACTATTTTATTATATTTGTATATAAATGTATTAATCAATTTCTTCTATGGGAACATGTTCCTCTTCGGGTGTTGGTGGTGTTGGAGGTACTGGATGTGAAATATCAGGCATAGATTCTCCTCCGCCTTGTTGAACTAGATTTTGCATAATCGGATTAATAAATTGTTCTAATTCTTTTTGTGCTTTTTCATATTCTTCTTTGGATACATCTATTACACTCAATACTTGTTCGGCTTCATCTAATTTTGTTTTTATTGCTTCGTAATCTTTTCCTAATTTTTCTTTCATTTTATCATCATCAATTGTACTTTTTGTGTGATATATATAATTTTCAAATTGATTTTTTGCTTCAAGAGTTTGTCTTTGTTTTTCATCTTCTTCTTTAAATTTTTCGGCATTTTTAATCATTTCATCAATTTCATCTTGGTTTAATCTAGAACCATCATTAGATATTGTAATTTTTTGTTGTTTTCCTGTTGTTTTTTCCTCGGCGCTAACATTTAAAATACCATTTGCGTCTACATCAAAGGTAACTTCAATTTGTGGTTGACCACGAGGCATTGGAGGAATTCCAGATAATTCAAACTGTCCCAGTTTGTTATTGTCTTTTGTCATGGAACGTTCTCCTTCAAATACTTGAATCAATACACCTGGTTGATTATGTGCATATGTTGAAAAAATTTGTTTTTTTTGTATAGGAATGGATGTATTTCGTTTAATCAATGGCGTCATTACGCCACCAGCTGTTTCTAGTCCAAGAGATAAAGGAGATACATCAAGTAAAAGGAGATCGTTCAATTTGTCTGATTTTTTGCCTGCCAATAAACAAGCTTGAACTGTTGCTCCATAAGCAACTGCTTCATCCGGATTAATTGAATTACATAGAGATTTACCTCCAAAATAATCTTGCAATAGTTGTTGCATTTTGGGGATGCGCGTACTTCCTCCAACCAATACAATATCATCAATTTCACTTTTGCTCATTTTTGAATCTTTGAGTACCTTTTCAACACATGTAAGACATTTTTGAAACAAATTCGTATTCAATTGTTCAAATTTAGCACGAGTTATCGTAGTATTATAATCAACGCCATCCATCAAACTGTCAATTTCTAGAAAAGCTTGGGAAGCGGATGAAAGAGCACGCTTTACACGCTCGCATTCCTTTTTTAGTTTAGCCATTGATTTTTTGGATTCTTTTATATTTTTCTTATGTTTCTTTTTAAAATCGTCTATAAAAAAGGACATCATATTATGATCAAAATCTTCTCCACCCAAATGTGTATCACCACTTGTTGCTTTTACTTCAAAAATACCGTCATCTACGGAAAGTAATGTGACATCCAATGTTCCACCTCCTACATCATATATAATAATATTTTGTTCGGTTTCACTTTTTTTATCCAATCCATATGCAATTGCCGCAGCAGTTGGTTCATTGATAATACGCAACACATTTAATCCACAAATAGAACCAGCATCTTTGGTCGCTTGACGTTGTGCGTCATTAAAGTAGGCCGGAACGGTAATAACAGCGTTTTTTACTTCTTTTCCCAAATAAGATTCCGCAGTAGATTTCATTTTTTCAAGGATAAATGCGCTGATTTCCTGGGGACTAAAATCGGTTTTTTCATTTTTATAATGAACCCGTAATGTAGGGTTGTTATTTTTACCAGCAAATACTTCATATGGCACATTTTTCATTTCATTTTGTACACTTTGATCTTGAAATTTTTGACCCATAAAACGCTTTACATCAAAAATTGTGTTTTCAGGATTCATATTATATTGATTTTTTGCCGATTCTCCCACCAATTTTTCACCTTCATTGAAAGCAACCCATGATGGAGTTGTCCGATTTCCTTGATCATTTGCAATAATTTCAACTTTATCATCTTGCCATATTCCTACACACGAATAAGTTGTTCCTAAATCAATGCCAATTGTTTCACCGTTTAATTCACTTTTGTTGCTCATAATATCATTACATTTGTGTATTATGTTTAAATGGTTTACGTATATTCAATTAACACTCCATGAGTAAATCCGCCAGCATTTTTTGTATATGATGGAATACAATGTTCGTCTTCATTTGATTCTTCGTTTATCATTCTATCTAATAATAAATTATATATAGGTTTATCGTGTTTATAAGGAAACGATTCGATTTGTTTATTGTGGTTAAAATATACAATATCTGTACACCATTCTTCTAATCCATCAAAAATATGAGTTACATATAAAATACATGCTTTTTGTTCTACACTTTCTTTTTTTAAATATTGCATAAACGAATGTTTTACAAGTATATCTAAATTTGTTGTAATTTCATCTAACAAACAAATTTTAAATGGTTGAATTAATCCCAAGTATAATTGAACTCGTTTGCGTTGTCCTTCACTAATAGAGTTCATATTCCATTCTTCGTTAATGGACAATACACGAATCAATTCTTCATTTCTTTCAGGATATGTAATTTTTAAATTCTTCATCATGTCTTTTACCTTTATATCGGATTGAATCAACATATTGTATCCAGTAAATGCAACAGTTTTTGTGCCCCAATCATTGTTTAAATAAGCAATATTTATATTCGATGATGTATTACGAAATGGATCACAATCTAATACAGATACACTATCGAAAGGGCAAAGTGTTTTTCCACCTATTATTTTTAAAAGAGTTGATTTCCCCGTTCCATTTAACCCACATATTACATATCGTTTAGATTCTTCAAAAGAAAGATTTAATTTTTCAAAAATAACTTTTTTGTTATAATTAAAATCTAAATCGCGTATTTGAATGACATTCATAGTAAAATATACATAACTTATTTAAGTTTAATTCATTAATACAATACAGATTTTTCAATAATATATACACCTATTAACATAAATAATATTCCAAATAAAAATAAAAAAGGCTTTACTTTTGTTTTATATACAAGAATAGAACACAATGTACTAATTATGATACTTAGATTCAAAATCATATGAGTAATCGTAATTGGAAGATGCAATGAGGATAAATATATAAATACACGAGATATAAGCCATAGAAAAAATGAGATTCCAATAATTAAATAAAACTTTGTTGTTCCAAGTATAGAATTTTTTGCGGAATATTTAATACCAAATAAATGTAATCCTGTTAGTATTGCTCCAATAACGCTATATAAATAGTATTTCATATATAATAGAGTATTATATATAAAATATTATTTTTTACATTTACAATCTTTATTGAAAATTTCACCTTTTTTTTTATTTAAATAACGGGAATAAGAATCGTGCTTTTTCCCTTCATTGTTGTTATTTATTGTACTGTGACGAGATGAGGTTATAATGGTATGTAATGATTGTGCTATTTTAGGTTCCATTTGTATACTCTATATATTTTAATTTTATGGTTATAGTATATATGAAATATAGTTTAATTTTAATAATAATAACATTATTAACTGGTATAGCTGTATTAAATTATCAATTAAAATCATCAAATAGTTTAAATAAAGTATTATTTAATATATTGGCACTTGTATTTTTAGGTATTTTTACATATTACGGTTATAACCATGGAACAATATATGGACTCGGATTAAGTTTATTTTTATGGGCATTTTTTGTATGTAGTGTGCCGATTCCACAAGTAGCTCTTTTATTATCATTTCCGTTAAAACATTTTTTTAATATAAGTATAACCATTTCCCAATTTCTTATTTCTATATTTGCAATGATAATTATTTTATATGTATATTGTTGTAATCTTACTATACTTCGTAGTCATCATATTGGAAAAATATTTAAAATGATTATGAGGAAAAAATTATTTTTAATTTTTATTATTTCTATCATTGCTTCAATCTTAGGTAGTTATTTAATTGATGGGTTTGTAGAGAAATATATATATAAAGAAACGATGCAAACCACTCGTGAAAAACATATTTTATTAGCCGTTATGTTATTTTTATTATTGAATGTATGGTATCTAAATTATACGGCAGAACATAAGATATATATCTAAATTTATTTATGAGCACAAAAGAGGCTTTCCACGATATACAAAGAGAACACCTACTATAAATCCAGCATAAGCACTTCTATTATTTAATGTCTTAAAGTTGACATCTGTATCATAAAGTTTTTTGTTTAATACAAAAAAATTATATGCCCAAATACTATATAGTTGAATAGTTCCAAAAGAAATATAGCCAAACAATGGCATTGTACATAGAATATAGTTTGGAAGAGTTGTTATTTCACAGTTTTTAACAAACATTTCATATTGTTATTATGAAATGTTTATATTATATATATATATATATATAATGAGTATACCACAAGCAAGTCAATTAAGGATGGCGCAACAAGCGTTACCTATACCTAACAACATGAATGCATTATCAATGCCACAAGCATCACTAGCGAGAATAAATATTGAAACCAATGTCGAGTCGGTGATCCCGGAGATGGTGAGCCCGGAGATGGTGCTCAAATCAGAAAAAGAATTAAAAAATTCTAAGATAGAATCCTTAGAAAGCAAGTTGTTTGAAATACATAATATCAAAGATTATGAGACAACATCTGTAAATAATAATTATAATGTTTATAAGAATATTAATAAAAATTACACCAATAATAATGGAAATTACACCAATAATTACATGAAAGAATACGTCGAAGGGGTAAGAAACAGAATTGCTGGTAAAAATCAAAAAGAAAAAATAAGTATGCTTAATTCCATTGAAAACGATTTAAGATTTCAATTAGCAGACGCAAAATTTAAATTGGCAAAATTAGATTTTTATTTAGAAAATAGACATTATTATGAAAAGAATCTAGAAAATTTATTAAATCTGAAGATTAATCGTGAAGAGAATCTAAAAAATTTGATAGCAAAAATTATAAATGAAAAAATAAGGTGGGAAATAAATAGGGAAAGGTTTGAGAAGTTGGGTATCGAACAAACTAAATGGTCTCCTAGCGAGTTGGATTATGATACTGAACAACAAATGATAGATTTAGTGAAGTCTGAAATAGAATTAGTGAAGTCTAAATTAGAACACGATTTCAAACTTACCAAAACAGATATTAACTTTTTGGTTAACTTTTTGGAGAAAAAAATTCATAACAAGTTGGGTATTAATAGGCCGGGCGTCCTCGCGCCGGTGGTGGCAGAACCAGCACCCACGCCAGAGCAGCAGCAGAAGGAGCTGCTCGAATTCTACGGTATCACCAGTGATGGGCACTACAACGGAACATTCATATCCACACCAACCACCATGCTACTCGCCAGAGCAGCAGCAGCGGGGACGTTGACGGATCAGATGATACAGGAGCAATTGCACGGACGGGGCATCCCCGACAGAAGAGATGCGGATGCCCGGTCCGCGCGACTCGTAGAAGCAGCGGCAGCGCGACTCGCAGAAGCAGCAGCCAGCGGCGAAGGCGAAGGCGAGGATGCTGAGGCGGCGGCGGCAGCAGCCGCAGCGCAAAATCCCCCCCAGAGCCCAGGCACAGGTGCGGATAAGCAAAATCACCAACGGCCTCGCCCGGGGAGCACCGACCCTAGTTTGGTTGCTCCTCACGGAGGAAGGAATAGAAAAATATCACGTAAAAAAAAGAATAAGACTTCTTTATTGAAAAGAAAATATAAAAAACAAACAAGAAAATATAGAAAAACCAAAAAACGTAAATTGTATAAACAATGATATAAAAAATTGATTGCGTTTTGTCTTTTGATATGATCACAACACGCAATGAATTTTACAAGAACACAACAAGCTGCATTTGATTCTTATTTGAACGGAGAAAATATTTTCATAACGGGTCCCGGAGGATGTGGAAAATCGTATTTTATTCAACATGTATACAAAGACGCAAAAGAAAACGGTAAAAAGATTCAAGTCACCTCAATGACCGGTTGTAGTGCTATTTTACTCCATTGTAACGCAACCACGCTTCACAAATGGGGAGGTCTTGGATTGGGAAAAGGAGAAGAAACCGAAATGTATTCTCGTATTTTAAAAATGAAAAAACACACGAATTATGTGGATACAGACATTTTGATTATAGATGAAGTATCAATGATGAACGAAAAATTATTTGAAGTTATGAATTATTTATGTCAGTCTTTTCGGAAAAACAAAGACAAAATCTTTGGTGGACTCCAATTGATTTGTAGCGGAGATTTTTTCCAACTTCCACCAGTATGTAAAGATAAATCAAATACAGCAGAAGGTAACTTTTGTTTTCAGTCTTCTTTGTGGGAAAATACGTTTCATAACAGTTATATATTTGATATTAATTTCCGCCAACACGAAGATCCCAAGTATTTTGAAATTCTTCAAGAAATACGCGAAGGAAGCATTAGTTTTGACAGTATGGGTGAATTAATTCAATGTAGTCATAAAAAGATTGACCCAAATGATGAAATTCAACCAACAAAAATATTTCCAATTAAAAAAACCGTGGACCAAGTAAATCAACAAGAATTGGCAAAACTAAAAACAACTAAATATAGTTATGGTACACAAATATACAATGATTCAACTTCTCTTTCAAGTCCAAAAGTAATTCCAGATAAACAAATACAAAATGAAATGGACGCCTTATTGAAAAATGGATTATTTGAAGAAAAGTTGATATTATGTGTGGGTTGTCAAGTAATGTGTATTTGTAATTTAGATCAAGAGAATAATTTAGTAAATGGTTCACAAGGAGTTGTCATTGATTTTCAATATAACGCAGAACAGAATCAACATTTTCCATTAGTACAATTTCAACATATATCTAGTCCAATAACAATTAAAGGAAATCATTGGCATTTAGAATCGAATAAAAAATATAGTATTTCACAACTACCACTTGTATTGAGTTGGGCAATCACAACTCACAAGTCACAAGGATTATCTATTGAAAAAGCATTAATTGATATTGGAAATAATATATTTGAATATGGACAAACGTATGTTGCGCTCAGTCGTGTCAAATCACTTCAAGGCCTTTATTTGACAAAAGTAAATCCTCAAAAAATAAAAGCACACCCCAAAGTAATTGAATTTTATAAGAGCTTAAAAAAATAAATAAATGATTAAATATAAATAGATTTACAATACATATAATAGTCATATGAATATAATTCCTTGTGTCATAAACCCATTTTGTATATTTCGTTATATGAAACGACTTTTAAATGGAGCACATTACGCATTATTATGTGGAATACTTTTTTTATTTAGACCTCATTTTGAACAGATTGAAGAGGATAAAATAAAATTTTATATACTACTAACGATATATAGTGGATTCATATATGGTTTTCACTTAGATGTCAATTGAAAAAATATCATCGTGAGGATCATCTTGATATAATTGAGTCATTTGTCTAGAAAAAGATCGCAACACTTGTCGCTGATTATTGTTTTGACGGCGGCGATTGTGTCGAAATGTTGATTCAACTACTCCATTTTGACGATTTGTGACGGATACTCTTTGCAAATATTCATGTCTTAATCGCCGCATTTGTCGTCGTAACCTTCTAGAATCTTCATATAAATAAGGGTTAATACTATTTTCTTCTTGAATAAAATGTTCCCATGAAATAATTGGAATCGGTTCGGAAACACTTAGATTATTTGTTTCTTCATTTAAATATGGTATACATTTATCAGGTAATTTATGGCGACAATAAGGACAAATAGGTGTTGTTAAACAATTTATACAAGACATGCAAATTCGTTTAGAATGATTACAACAATCTAATACAAAAGATAAAGAAATATCACATGGTATTTCATAACAAATATTACATTCCTTAATATCGTCCTCCGATATACTAAATGTATTATCTTTCATTTTACATAGTTAAATCATTGTTTTTTTTGAAAAAAAAATAAATTTCAAAAAAAATAATTACGAAATTCGCTTTGTAGGAATTGTTGTGGAAACAATGTAGATCGAATTTTCAGTAATGACAATATATTCATCACATACTTTGAAAATCTTCGATACAGGGCTTGTATATTCTTCGCTAGAACGGACCAATAATTTTTCATCGTTTTCTTTTACACCAATTAAAACAGTTGCTTCTGGTCCATGCGAATCCGACCAATAATCTAATAAAATTGGTTTATCGTCGGTAATTGCTAGTTTTGCGGCATGTTTTAAAACACCGTCACTTGGTAATTTCATTTCAAGAGCACTCATTTTATAAAACGAATGAACAATCCTTTAAATACTTTTATACTTCATTTATTATTATTTTGAAACAATAATTGTTTTTTTAATCATTGGTTTTTTTTTATTTTTCTTTTTAAGTTTTTCCATTTTTTCCAAATCACTTTCTTCTTCATAAATATCTAGATATTCATCTTCGAATAATTGTTTTAAAAACGAATAAATATCATTTAATTCGTCATCTTCACATTTTCCTACAATCAATACGCTTCCAGTTCGAAATATCATATAGGATACTTGATTGCCGCTTTTCATAACATATTTACATTGAATGCCTGGATAACTACACGAATCCATACCACATTTAATGTTATATTTTGTTTTTAAAATTTGTACTAGTTTATTTCGGTTTAAATAATAATTACAGTTAAAATTTGAATTGACGAGAACCAATTCTCTTTTTGATTTCATTTCTTGAATCTCTGTATCAAAATGAGGTTGAATAAAACGAATCAAAATATCAACAACTTCGTCTACCATATCTTCACTTTGAATTCCGGGTATCTCTACTTTACCGCTGTTGAATAATTTAACATGAAATTCTCGATATGTTCCTTGAAAAATTTTCCTAAAAATAATGACAAAACAATTGTAAAAAGCGCTTTTTGATTCCTTTTTAGGTTTCAAAACATCATTTTTACAAAATCCAATATCGACTTTTCGAACATCTTTAAACTGTACACGGCCATTTGGATTATCAATTTGATTCAAAATTTTAATTTTAACATTTTTTTCATGAACAATCATTTTTTCAAAATATTCTACTTCATTTCGATTTAGAAAATTAAATTTCATTTGTTTTTTTACAATTCCTTCATTTTCACTATCGTAAGATATGGTCTTTAATTTCCAAAATAACACATTTAGATCAAATTCTTTGTTCAAATAAATAATTTTAGATTTTGTTGATATTTTCAAATCACTACACAATGGAGCTTTGTTATGTGTTCTGTTTGAATGTATAGGTGAAGAATCAAATACTACATCTTCATTACCATTCAAATAAAGATTCCATTGTTCTTCTAAGTCCATTTATGTGTGATTGTATAGAACTCTTTATATTAAAAATTGTATCAATTTTTTATATATTGTTTACGTATTTGAGGTAAAAAAATATCAATAAAATAATTTTCTTCATCATGATGAAAAATGATACTTCTCATGGTTTCAATTGTATCTTTATCTAAATCATAACTTTCATATAAATACATAAAAAAGAAACTTAATAAACTAAAAGGGTCATAGATTGATGTTAATTTATTGTATAAACTAATATAATTTTTATTTGTCATAAGAGAATTACATGTTGAATTTGATAATGTTATATCTTTTTTTTGAAAATTTTGTAATGAATTTAAAATACTTCTTAGATCATGAGTATATTGTTTTTTAATATCATCAATATCTTTTTGGTCAATATGTATATTTTCTTGTGTTAAACATTGTTGAATAAAATCATCACAACGAAATGATGTTTTATTAAAATATAAAATAATCAGGGATTCTTGAATATAAGGCAATACCTTGTTTAAATAATTACAAATAAGTATAAAAGTAATGCGATGTTTAGAAGAAGATTTCATAACTTTAAATAATTGTTTTTGTGCTTGCTTTGTAAGTGAATCCATTTCATCTAATATCACAAATTTATGATGATCTTCAAAAAAAGTAGAGCAATCTGCAAATTGTGCTATATGATTACGAATGACTTCAATGCCTCTTTCATGTGACGCGTTTAAATGAATATAATTTTTATTACACTTGTGTTTTTTTTTATATTCATCCATTAAGCATAAAATAGTGGTTGTTTTTCCAGTTCCGGGTGGACCATAAAACAATGTGTTTGGATAATAATTTTTATCTATCATATTTTGAATTAATTCTCTATTTGTGTTACTTAGTACAATATCATTTAAACAGTTTGGGCGATATTTTTCAATCCAAGGTTGATTCATGATAATACAATTATAAAAAGTATTTAAATCTATTTATAAAACTAAGTCAATGAATCAACAACCTACTGAAAAAAAACAACGAAAACCTCGCACAAAAAAAGTCGATATGATTAAGAAAAAGGCCGAAATGGAGAAACTAAAAGAATCTCAACCTCCTAAAAAACGAGGACGTAAACCAAAAGGAGGCAAAATCATTAAAACAGAATTGAATATACATCAAGAACAAATTGAACCTAAAATGATTATTTTACATTTAAAATGTAAATCGGAAGATTTAAATGAAAATGGCTTACAAGATCATACACAATATAATCCTCATGTTGTAAAAGATATTATTCCATATGACGCAAATGAAAATTCAAATTCTTTTTATTCACTCCAAACGATTCAAGAAGAAGAAGGTAATGAGAATCAACAAAGTGAACTTCGCGAAAACGATAAAAAGGAATATAAAATTATGAAAAAATCAATTCAAGAAAAATTAAAAGAATTGGAAAAACGTTTTAATACAAAAGATTATTCAAAACAATGTGCGTGTTTTTGGTGTACGCATGATTTCAAAACAAATCCAATCTATATACCATCTTTATACTTTCAGGAAAAATATGACGTATATGGTTGTTTTTGTAGTCCAGAATGTGCTTGTTCTTATTTATTTCAACAAAATATAGATAATACAACAAAATACGAAAGATATCAACTTTTAAATTATTTATATGGAGGGATATACAATTATAAAAAAGAAATAAAACCAGCCCCAAATCCATATTATACTCTTGAAAAGTATTATGGTAATTTAACGATTCAAGAATATAGACAAAATTTAGAATACGACCGATTAATATTGATTATTGATAAACCTTTAACAAGAATATATCCAGAATTACACGAAGATACAAATGATTTTGAAACGGTTTATGACAATAAGATTATATTAAAAAAATCAAATAAAATGAATAAGTCGCAAGTACTAAATAATGTATTTAGTCATTAATATTATATTTTATCTTTCGCCATAAAGATGTTATAACTAATCCTTATGATATACTCTTTTATTTTGTTATTGAATGATTTATTATTTTGCATATTTTTTAAAATAGCACAATAAGTGGTGAAATTGTCTTTTTTACGAATGATTCCTCTTAAACAAGACAGTTGAACCGTACAAAGATTGTAAAGTAATTTTTTATATGCGTAAAACCATTTATTTGTTTTTAACAAGGAAATACACGACTCAACAGATAAATATGTAAAGAAATGTTTTGTTTTGTATCTTGTTCCATAAAATACACTTAGTGCGTCTATAATATTCGGCTGTTTTGATATTAAAGTCATATTTTGTTTAATATCAACCTTTAAATGCTTATATGTTTCAATTTTTTGACATGTGTATGTAGTTAGCGTTTTGATTTGCGCCTATTCTTGCGCTTGTTGGTTTTAGAACGTTTTTTTGTTTTATTTTTCTTATTTCTATTGCGTTTTTTCATGTTTCTATTACGTTTTTTTGTCTTTCTTTTACCACCACATTGATGAACGCCTGATGAAGTATTGTGTGTTCCCGCAAATAATTTAGCATCAATTGGATTGTCACTTTGTGTGATATATGCCGCCCCTATACTTTCACTACCATGATTGATTCCGTCGCTTCCTGCTTGATATTCAGAACCTTGTAATTCCATTTATATATTATGTTCATATTTTTTATTTTCAATATTTTTTATTTTCGAATATTCGTCAACCGGATATAGAGATTTTTTATAGGGTTTCCATTTATTTATACGCGGAATATAGATACATTGGATTTTTACATATTCCGGAATATTATCGTAGTTTTCTTCTTCATTGTCACTAAATTCAATGTGTGTATAGGATATTGGATTTTTACAAAAAATTTGTTTGAGAAATTGACTTGTTTTTATATCATTTATATACGCATTTTCATAAACATTTATTTCACCTTTTTTTAAGCATCTTAATTCATAAATATCTTTTTTAACATCGATTGGAAATACAGAAAATACAGCCATATACTCACTCAAACGTATTTGATAATTTGTAGATTTTAATATACTATATACATGATATTGTAATCCACTTGCTTCAAGTAAAAAATTCGAACTATTGCTCATATATGGTAATTTCAAATTCAAAAATGAACCATTGTAAATAGGATTGATGTATTTTTCCAACATAATTTTTAAATCATACATATGATCAAAACATTTGGGTTTTGTATATTTATCACCCATCCAATAGATTATTTTTTGTAAAATAAGTTCTTTTTGTTGTCTCGAACACCATATCAAAGTACCATTTCCGTTTGTTAGCTCTTCCTTAAAAGATAAATATTGAAAATAACATTTATGTATTTGTTTTTTCTTCGTATCGTATTCCATAATAATACTGTAATTGTTTGTATTGTATTTGAGAAACCAAAGAATATATTTTTTTCCTTGTGGACAAAATATATGAATATTATTGTTATCATTATGGTTTTTTTTATAATGATAACACATATCATTTTCATTAATTGTAGGAAGTTGTTTTAACATTTTAGGAAATAGTACCGAATAATTCATATGTATATATTATTGATTTATTTCTTTAAGTTGTTCTAGACTATCAGTTAACTCTTGAATACTTGTATCAATTTGCTCATTTTCAATAACTGTATTTTGTTTCTTTTCGTACATTTCAAAGGGATCAATATTAAAAAAATAAAGGACAAAATGTAATACAATAAAACAAGCAATAAAAATAAGAATAAATTTAAATTTCATTTTTTACAGTATCAAGATAGTTTATTGTCAAGAAATAAACTTATTGTATCCAATGCTTCCATAAATGGAATTGAAGTACAAAAATAATCACGTGTAAATGTATCATTATCTATTTCTTTCACCCATGAAATATTTTCACTAATTTGTGTTTTAATGCTTTTTCGTTGTACATAATAATGCTGAAATGGAATACAAGTAATTATTTTGTTTTTATCTAAACGAGCTTCTTTTTCTTGTAGTACAAATTCTTTATTTTTAAAAAGACATGCTTTCTCTTCGCTTTCAGTATTGATTTCATAAAAATGATATTTATATTTTTTATAAATACCATTAGCACTATATACATATTCATCATATTGTATTTCATGACATACATCTTCTATATTATGAGGAATCTCTTGATTGCAATAAATAATCATAATAATATACAATATGAAATCTATTTAAATAAAAATAATGGAACACATATAAGCATGTATACCATTTTACTTGTCAAGGCAAATGGCGACATTCAAGAAAAAAATGTAAAAACACTCGACGAAACAGCAATGTATAAATTGTGTAATTATAAAACCGATAAAGCGTTTAAACATTTACACACTTATTCTGGAAAAAATAAGGAAGAAACATTTTCCGTATATGGAAAAGTGGAAGGTCGTGCAAATTCAGAGAATAAATATGATTTTCCACCCCCCATTGATTCATCCTTATTTTTTGGAGTCATGTGTATTATTAAAAAAAAGAATGATGAATTTGAATCTACGTCTGTAAATGAATGGAATGTATTATACGAACATCTTTTTGGTGGATTTGAAGATTTGGATGAAGAAGAAGAACGTTCGGAAGATAGTGAAATATATAGCGATGAAGATTATACAAAAGAAGGATATTTAAAAGATAATTTTGTGGTTGACGATGATGAATTAACGGAAGAAGAATATGTAGAAGAAACAGATTAAAATTGAATTTAAAATCATCACGATATCATAAATGTAATTAGATGGATATAAAAGGAGTACAAGATGTTGGAACATTTCGAAAAGGTGTTTGTCATAAAATTAATACATATACGCAACGAATTACTTATTCTTTAAATATTGAAAAAAGTATTTATAATTATACAGTAGATAAAGGAAAACAGTTGAAAATCATTCGAAAATGGGATAATGTTTATTTTGTTTTGATTTATGTGAATAAACTTAAATCTATTTTATATAATTTGAAAAATCCGATTATTATTGACAAGATAAAGAAAAAACAAATTTCTACAAAACAAATTGCTTATATGAGTCATATGGAACTTCTTCCTGAAAAATGGGATGAAAAAATGAAAGAAAAAGAACTACGTCTTGAAAATAAATTTTTCCCAAAAATTGAGGCAAGTACGGATAATTTTACTTGTGGAAAATGTAAATCAACCGCGTGTACGTATTATCAATTACAAACACGTTCGGCGGACGAACCCATGACCACTTTTGTTACATGTACAAATTGCGGACAACGATGGAAATGTTAAATGAATTTAAAGATTTTGTATCCTTTATATATATATGAGTAAAGACAGTGGATTTCAACATCAAGATTGGAATGAGGTGATCTTGACAAAACCAGTAGAAGTCAAACAAAGTGGAGTACAAAAAACAGCTGAACAAAAGAATTTTCAAAAACTAGACGGAGATGAAATTGTTGCTCCTCGCAAAACATCGCAAGAATTAAAAAAGGCAATTCAAACCGCACGATTGGCTAAGAAACTAAGCCAAAAACAATTGGCATCATCTATGAATACAACGATTCAAGTTATTGCTCAATATGAAAATGGAAAGGCTATTCCAAATAACGCGTTTATTGCGCGTCTTGAAAAACAGTTAAATGTAAAATTACCTCGTATAAAAAAGTAAAAAAAATATATTTTTTAATGTTTTACTATTTTACGATTTTTTCAACGAAATAACTGTGATTCATAATAGTTACGCACATTTGTTGCAACCATGGCAGATTGACGTTCCATCGCTTTTACAAATGTTTCTACTGTGTCTTTCATCGTAAATGCGCTCATATGTGTCAAATGATGCCATAACATTTTAGTTGCGTTTACTTGATGTGTTTCATTGGTCGTGCGGTACTCAATATCCCACATCTTCATAGATAGCATGGCGTCTACAAGGTCATTAATATAGTGCTCATCCATGGGGTTGAAAGAGCGATCAGTAAAAGTGTTTCGACACATAGGGCACGTGTTTTTTTGATACATAAATTTTGTAAAACATTCAATACAAAATGTATGATTACAATCCAAGATAACTCTTCCTTTTTCTATTTTTTCGTAACAAATTGGACACTCCATTTGGGATTTGGATTGTTGTACTTCGGTGGGTGGGGATATGATGTGACAAAGGCGCAACGACGCGTTGTGACGTTTATTAAATGCTTTTCGCATATCTGGGGTTCCATTGGCGCGTTTTGGGAAATCCGTAATGTTGTG